CCTCATTCCTTTCTTTTATACTTTATTAAATAGACGAAAACTAACCGAAAAGGTTTAATCCTTACGATTGAAAAAATCGGTTATTTTTTTCTAAAAATAGCATAACTATTTGATAATTAAGAAATAAGAACAAAATAAAACTAACTTACTCGGCGAAAAATCGGTGAAGATATAAAGAACTGCGCATGTAGGCGACATTATTGTTTTGTTTGATTATAGTAATGCAATAACATAAAAAAGACGGATTCATGAAATATATCTTTAAATGGTGCGTTATATATATAATAAGGTATAATAATATTAACTAGGGCGTTTCACTAAGAAAATTAGAGAAATGACCAAAAAAAATTATGTTTGTAAAAACAAAGAGAACATCCATGAGATTATTGGATGGACAGCTCCAAAGTTGCATCAGGCCTCTGAATGCTACGTATCCTTTAAAGTTTTTGATCCTTGCTACGGAAAGTTGCGCCTAAAAAAGATTATGCTCGGACACATAAAGGGTAAGCGAAATCAGAGAGTGTACGGCGAAGCTCTCATTAAGCGTATTACTCAAAAGCTTCTTGAAGGATGGAACCCTTGGATAGAAGAATCTAATAAGGAAGAGTACGCGTTATTTGCAGATGTGTGCAATAAATACAGAGTATATCTGGCGAAAATGGTAAAAGTGGGCGGGTTGAAGCCTGGTACCCAGCGGAACTACGAAGGAAAATTAGACTTCCTGCAGAAGTGGCTAAACGATAACGAACATATTACTTATATATACCAGTTCAACAAAACCCTAATTAGTAAGTTTCTGGATTACGTGCTTGTTGGAAGAAATAATGGCATAAGAACAAGAAATAATTATATAGGCTGGTTAAAGTCATTCTCTAGCTACCTTGTCGAGAGAGGTTTTTTAGAGAAATATCCGACTGATGGCATTAATGTAACAACGAAACTCAACCGTAAAAATCGAGACGTTATACCTAACGACGTCCTGCTCGAAATTAAATTTCACCTTGAGAAAGAAAATAAGCACTTCCTGCTTGCATGTTATTTTCTTCATTATCTGTTCGTCCGTCCTGGAGAGATGTGTAGCATTCGCATCAGAGACATATCGCTAGAGAAGAAGACTCTCTACCTAAGCGGAGCTTACACAAAGAACAGGCGCGACGCCGTTGTTACCATCCCCAACCACGTTATCGAACTTATGAAAGAGCTAGGAATATTCTCAAGACCTAAGAATTACTATATTTTTGGCAACAGTTTTAAACCAGGATTAGAACCGATAAAGGCTAGACTCTACTCGCTATATTGGGATAATAAAGTAAGAAAAGCATTGAACCTGCCTGCGCCATATAAGTTCTACAGTCTGAAGGATACTGGAATTACTAATATGATCAAATCTAAAACAGACCTTCTATCTGTTAGAGATCAGGCGAGACATTCGTCTGTCGATATTACCAATATATATACGCCCCAGGATTGCAAAGAAGCAAATGCTACACTTATCGGATACGAGGGTGTGTTTTAGTATAATGATTGTAGGAGATTTACTCTCCTACAATCATACATTCCTACACATTGCTCACGGAGCGACACATTCTACATATATATTTCCATTACTAACATATATCTCCATTTCGCACCCGCAATCCAATATCTCCGACACTTCCCTCTCTGTGGGAACATCATGCCATCTATTTCTAACAACCTGGCTCATAATATCACATTATTATATACGTAGCGAACACATCAGCAAAACCACTAACCTCTGCCCAGTACCACGGATGGCGAGTTTTACAGTCCCGGGAGTAGTAAGCATAAGAGAGATAGGCCGTGAGGGTGATGAGGGTCGGAACGACGCTGACACTCAAGCACCAGCCTATACTGCCTGCTGCAGCTATGATCGCAGCCGTCTTATGTATGGAATAGGCATCATGATCGCAATAATTTGGAGCGCAACCCACGAAGCATAAGCCTGCACATCCAAGAAAAGCGAGGAACTGGATGCCTCTGCCCGTATCGAGCAGACAGACGAGCATAAGGAAGGCTACAGTCACCATCAGTAGAGAGAAGATCCAGCCCATATTGCGAGGTTCCCGGAAGGGAACAATTTCACTACCAGTACAGCCCTGTAGCTGATAATAGGTATCGCTCACCATATTAGGGATGCCGAAGCGCAGAGCCATCAGGAGTAAATACCCTCCGAGAAGGAGGAATGCGATAAAAGCGAAATACCACATAAGCCTACACCTCCATCTTCAGTTTCTCAGGATAGCCTGACTTATAATCATAGGTCAGAACAGCCTCGATATTATCCAGCTCGCTAACAGCCTTCTTATGCGCAGCGGTCACATTGAAGCACTCAAGGGCATACATCTCCAATGCTGACAGCAACTGGATAACCTTGACGCAGTCTACTTCCAGCTGATAGCTGCCAAGCCAGAGGGTAGCCTTCTCCTGCCCCATATTCTTAGCGATAGTTGTGGAGTTCATTAGTCCTACACGGGTCGCCTTGTCGAGCCATACCTGCATACCATTCAGTAGAAAAGCGTTAACGGCTGCAGAAGAGTCGTAGGCAGTAATATCAGCGAGTATCGAGGACTTGACCGCCTGAAGCAGGGTAGCTGCATCATAGGCAGACGAAGGAGGAAGAGTGATCCAGTAGACATCATATGCATACTGCGTCTTCTCTCGAGTTTCGTACTTCATCACGCCGTTTTTGCTCATAGCTACAGGAACCTGTTCCGTAGCTTTCAGCTTTTCTTCGTTGATGGCTACCATTACTCTTCCGCTACCGCACACAAGCACCTGCGCCTGCTGGGTTTCAAAGATTTGTCTTGTCTTGTTCATAATCTATCTTTATTTATTAATTAATAATTACGCTTAAATACCGAACTGTTCACATATCAGATTACAAGCTTCCTGATTGCTGGTATGAAACTGCTCAAAATAGAAGGAAGTCCCCTCGGTACAGACGCGGGTCTTCACGGGCAACGAGACGGATCCGCTTTCTACAAGTTTAAAGAACTCCTTTATCTCAAAACTGCCATTGTTTGTCACGTAGAGATATTTACTTCCGTCCTCATTGACGAAAACAAACTGGAATCGCACAAAATATTCACTATCCTTGTTATTTTTGCGTATTACGTAATCTGTAATGTAGATCGTCTTACCTTCTACCTTATTAAGCTTAATGAGTTCACCTGCCATAGGCTTTATCATCATACCTTTTTGATTTTTCATTCGTAATGAATTTAATCTGTTCTTAATCAAATATATTAATTTCCTGCTGCCTGTCTTCACGAGCATGCCGTGATAGCCGGCATAATGCTGCTGCCCACGTATGGCTCCACGTATAGCCCTGCGTCTGATTTCTGCCCTCACGTTAACGAACGAACCTTTAAAATGCTGCTTACAGAACATGAATCCGTCAGCTACTCTCGCTATCTGATAGTCGTTCTTCATACGCATACCATATCTGCCTTCCAGATAACTCATTTCCCAATGTACCGCCTTGATTACCTTCTCTCGATCATCATCCATAATGATGCGATTATCTCCGAAGGCTCCGTAGAACTGAGGATGAAAGATGCGATTAATCTCGTAGTCCATCTCTGTAAGAGTGAGCATTGCGAAGATTTGAGATAGCGTACCGCCAATAACAAGCGTTTCCGTCTGAAGAAGTATATCGCAGAGCAAGCTGCGGGTATAGGAGCACGTAATAGTTTCAAATAATATGCCCAGCACAACCTTGGAGCGTAACGACTCATAGAAATGACGGATGTCGGTAAGTCCTGCACTTGCCTGCGGATGATACTGCACATAGGCACGTATACGGTTCACCATGCAGTATGTTTTATTGTTGCTCCATAGACTTCTGCCCTTGATGCCTGAATAGCACCAGGGAGAGAGCTTGTTTGTGAGTTTCTGCCGTAACACGATAAGCAGGATATTCTGTACGCATCGGTCATATACGGTATAGATGTCCGCATTACGATCCTTGTCTCCCTTGCCCCGCTTGGTAATGATCCTGCGGGTAGTAGGCTGACAACGATAGGTTCCGTCGGTCAGCTCTCGTATGAGACGTGATATGATCTTCTCCTTATTACGGATAGCCTTACGCACTTCCGGCGAATCACTTGCCCTAGACAAGCATCTTTCCACTCCCATTCTTACAATAATAGGGTTGGCAATGAAACGTTTCAGATTTTGAAGTTTTCTTTTCCTGCTGACTATAGCTAGTTCTTGAAGGATGGCCTCTTTTTCGGCTTCCGTTCCCTCAAGGGTAGCATTCAGCGGATAGCTTCCCAGCTCGTGGGAGCACGGGTCGGCAATATCGTCCGTCCAGAACGGAAGACTGCTAACTTCATCCGCTCCATGCCCACCGGTGGAGGCATGGTTTTGCGCTATGTTTGATCTTGTAGACCGCGCTGCAAGGTGTTTCATGTTTGTGTTTTCTACCTGTTTGACAGCAAAAGCCCCAGCGTAATTGTCATTGCCATTGCTAACAGCGTTGTTGCAATTCGCAGTACGAGCGGACGCATTGGCGTTATTCGCATTGCAGCCGACAACAAGAGCCTTCTCCTTGCCTGCGCTCTTGTCTTCGCCCGAAGTACATGGTTCGGATGCCTGGTTGGCATCCTCCACACGAGAAGGCATGCCATGCACTTCCTGGCTAGACGCACCCACCGAACAGCCGTACATCATCCCATTAGCTGATGATGGCTGCTTCGCTGAATCGTTATTTTTCTGTCCGATGAGATTATTCATTATATTCTTTTTTACTTCGTTTTTCTGAAAAAGTTTCGTTCCACCCTCGAAATGAGGACGGGCCATGCGGAGCGGCTAAAAGCCGCCGCTCCGCAGCTAGTAGGCTTGCTTACGGCTATATGTCTAGAAGCCGACAGCTTTTTGTTACTGCTGCCTTATTACTGTTCGATTTTGAGCTGAGGGACAGCAAAAGCCCCAGCGCAATCGTCATTGCCAATGCTAACAGCGCCGTTGCAATACGCAGTACGAGCGGACGCAACGGCGAAATTCGCATAGCAGCCGACAACAAGAGCCTTGACGCCTTCCTTGCCGACTTCAGGTAAACCGTTGCTACCATACCCCCACATGTAATTACCATTCCAGGTAAAGCAGCATTCATGTGTGTGAGGATTGCCGCTGAAGCCGGTAAAGCAGAAGAGGGAATGTGAATAATCTGCCTTGCTTATCCAGTTCTGATTACCGCTTACGTCGACTACATCTGAGAGTCCCTTTAGGATATTGAAGTCCTTGGCACTACCCACATTGCCATAGGCGGTATCATTTGTAAGAGGTTGCACATCCTGCCACTTGCTGGCGCAGTAAAAACGGTTGTAATATCCGCTGGAAGTTCTGCCGGTGAGATAATGCGCTCCGCTCAGTTGACGGAAGAGACCGTCCATCGGAATGCTCAAACCACGATAGATAGAATGAGATAACTTGAAGATGATATAACCTCCAGCAAGGCTCGTAGAACCCGTATAACAGCTATCTGCGCAACTCATCTTAACGTAGCAGTTGACCACGGCTGTCATCACACCATCACCGAGACCCTGGCAGTTAGGTACGTCACGAACGATATAATATCGCTTGCTGACTGTCATGCCGTCGCCGTTAGTAGGATTGATGCTGCCATCAGAAGAGCAAACCATATTGCCGCTGGCATCCTCATAGAAGATATTAGAGGAAGAGCCAATCTTGGACTGCAAGCCTGCCTTCGTAATCTTATCGAGTACAGAAAGCACCTCTCCGTTCTTCGTGAAGCCGTAATGCTGAGAGCCTACCAGCTGGTCTGCATTATATTGCGCACCACCACTGGCTCCACTCTTGAGGTTCTGCGACATCAATCCACCGAAACCTACAACCGTCTTGTCACTCTTGAACATCTTGATACCGCTGTTGGCTGCAATCTTAGCGTTGTTCCAGGTTGAGTCGTCTACTGCCTCCTGCATCGTACTACCTGTGCCCATACAGTAGAGGTCGGTAGTATTCAGGGTTCCGCACTCGGCATACATCAACACTAGCAGCAGTTCGTAGAATTCATAATAACAACCCATATAAGGATAATTAGTATTGGCATCCGCGTTCTTATTCTGTGCCTGATGAATAGACTCCAGCGCAGATACATACTGACTAGGATAACCTGCTCCACTCGCCTTGAATACCTCCTTCAGTAATCCGTTCGGAGCGCTGTAATGGCCAACACCCGCATCGCCGATGACGCAATGGGCCTGTGAGCGCTCATCGCCAGTCAGCTTACAGTTTGTTGTATAGAAAGGAGAGATAGCGAAGGGACCGAGAAGCTTGGCGGCATGGTTCTGCCAGTAGCACGGGATAACACCCACGCCGATGCAGCTCATCTCGTTACTGCCTACCGTCTCGTTACCTTTCAGCAGATAGAGCGGAATATCGCTGTGTACCATGATATCGCCCTCAGAACCGTCTACCGCCACATTCTCACCATTGGAGGCAAGCGTAATGCGGCCCTTTGCACATTCATGTTGTAGCACGGCTTCGTTACCGACACGCTTCACGGTTCCCAGCTTGATGTGCGAACCTATCTCACGGATCAAATCTCGCCCGCCGTAAATGTAATTGCTCGCAGGAGCCGGATCAGCATCGCCCGATATACGGGCAAATCCGCAGAACGGGTTCTGTGTCTGAAAGGCATCCATCAGCGCCTTGAACTGCTTGATACTGTCGTTGACCGGAGCCTTGTCGAGCCACACCTTCCATCCCTCTGCCGAAGCAGAAGGCTGGGTGGTGTTGTTGTCTACCAGGGAGAGGAAGATACCGTCCTGGGTGTGTACGATGTCATTTGTTTCGCAGGTCATACCCTGCTGCCAGTTGCCTTTATCAGATACGAAGGCGTTACCTAAAAGAATTTCTTGCTGTTCTGCCATATTCTTATTACTTTAAAAATTGATAATTAAATTCTGAATACTAACTTGTTGCCCTTCTTCACCACTCGCTCGCTCACGTTGCTGCCGTAGTCCACGATATAGAGCTTGTTGCCAACATGCTTGAAGGTAGGATACATGGCTCCACCTCGAGCCACGATGCCCGTATCTTCGTAGGCATGAGTCTTGATGTTCCATTGCCACCAGTTGCCGTTATCTCCCATCTTTACCGGATGTTCGTTCAGTTCCTTGGCAATGGCAGTCTGCGTCTGCGAGTTGCTGATGGCGGTAGAAGTATCTTTCTGCCGTTTGGTTTCCGCAGTCTTGCGTGCCGTCTCGTTGTTGTTACGGGTTGTTTCGGCGTTCTGACGTGCGGTTTCGTTGCTAATCCTGGTGTTCTCTGCCTTTACTCTGTCAGCTTCACCTTGCGTCACCTTAGTGTAAGCCGCTGCCAGGGCATCCAGGTCTGGGTCTATATCCGTATAGGCTACTACCTGAGTCCACGTATTGCCATTATCATAGCTCACCTCGATGCCCATTGCTCCGCCACGAAATCGAGGAGTCTTGCCTTCTGCCACGATACCGAGATCTTTGCCGCCTATCTCCCAATGGCCGTTGTTGTTGATTACTGGCTTGATACCTGCGGTCAGGTAAGCCCTTGCGAACTCGGCAGGGATCTTAACCTGTGAGCCGTTAGCCATGTAGATCCAGAAGAAGTCGGTACTCATCACAAGGCGAGATGCCGTATTCAGCTGGCTGGCTACGTCGTTGATGTTTACTGCTGCCATAATACTATTCTGGTTTTATCTGCTTCATAACTCCTTCGCCTGCAGCCGGGGTAAGCAGTTGCTCGGCTACGCGACACATGATTTCCTTCTCGCTATCGTCAATCTCCACCTCGCCCTGCGTTTCGTAGAGTTTATGGGCGAGCACGGAGCAGGCTAATCCCTGCCCGCGCTCATAGATGACGTTAGCTATCTCCTTGCGCATATCAATTACTGCGCATTGTGTCTTACTGAGGTCAGTAAAGACCTCTACTCTTTCTAAATTTATCTTCATAATCTTATGTTTTATTAATGACATATATATTGCAACTGCCAGTAAGTTCCATCCCAAGTCAGAATATTAAACTGCCCGACATCATCAGAATAGAACTTATCTGAGGTTGTATGTATCTTGCCGCAGCAATATAGTTTTCTGCCTGAAACAACAGGGTCGAAATATATCCTGCTATTACCCTGTATAACAATGAGCATCTGCCCCGTTATCGGATTCTTCGGCAATTTTATGTCAGCTACACTACTATTGAGCATAACAATTATACCTACTCTATTGTTATCGATGGCAACCTGCTCTTTCGCTGTCACAGAACCAGTTCGAATCACGTTCTGCGCGATACATCCCAGAAGGTTACCGCCGATGCTACGTATGCCGATGCCTTCATCTGTATCAACATGCAGAGCTGCGTAAGCAGGATTATTCACAGGATTTCTTGCACCAGAAGAGCTGTTCAGGTTCGATCCTTTACTAATTTTACGAACTATCATAGTGGCATTAGCGACATTAGAAGATCCATACTGACCAGATTCGCGATCTCCATACATATCGCATGTCGTTTGCCAATAATTGGTAAGAGGATTTAGTAACGCAGCCTTACCGACGCATACCTCTCCATACCCATTATTATAGTATCCATTCCAGAACGATGATTGTTCCAGTACCGTACCCATATATAGAACATTCTGATAATAAGTACCAATACTAAGCCCAGATTCTGTAATATTCAGACCTCCAATAGTTCCTGAAGTTGCATAAATCGTTCCTGTAATCACGGCATCCTTTGCTGTCAGCTTACCACCTCTAGTTATAGAAGTAGTAGCCTTGCTGCCTTCAGCACCGCCTATCCAGAACGCATAATCCGCTTTATCCTTCACCCATCGGAACGAGCCAAAGATATTGTTACCTTCCATCAGATTGAACTGCTGGCCCTGGGCGAACTTTAATACCGCATTTTTGCCCACAATGAGAGGTGTATACATCGGACCGGCATCGCTCAGTTTTACCCATAGCTTATTGTTGTTAGAGTCAACTGCTGAAGGGTCGAAGGAACTGCCCGTAGCCGTATGCGTAACGTTGCATTGGTAGACAGACCAACCATCGTTAGCATTACTATCCTCGATATATATCAGATCGAGATACTTCTGTTCCAGGGTCAGGGCAGAGTCATTGTGGTAGGTTGTCCCGCTCTTCCATCCTTCAGAATTTCGGACGATGCAGCCGTTCTTACCCATCTTTCCGGCTTCGGCAAAGTTGGCTACCACAACAGGCTGACTCCAATCGTCCTGAACTGAGTCTGTACCATGTTTTCCTGTACGAACAGACTCCCAGATGAACCGGTTTGTGGACGATACAGCCAGTCGTTTTGCCGTCCATCCTCCCTGAAGGATGCCATTTGTACGGTAAGGCTTAGCTGGCGTCTCCGTATCGTTAGTGGTAGCGATATAGGCGCGCTCCATAACGATGGATTCAGCCTGCATCGGCATCGCCTTGCTCCAGGTTATGTTGCCTACAGCATCTACGGTTCCGTCGGTACGCCATAAACTCTCAGTAAGAGCTATCATCGATTGCCAGGCAAAGAGACCATAGTCGCCGTAGCTGTCTATGCCGCCATCCTTGAAATATCCGATGAAGAAATAATATTCTCCTGCATCAGGCATGGATAATTTAGCAACAAGACTCTGACCATCGCCGCTTACTACATAGGCGTGCTTCGATCTGTTGAGATATTCGCTATCTTCCTTTATCTGCTCACCTTTGCTATTGATAACCTCAGACGGCAAATAGAGTTGGGAGATACATACCAAATCCCAGTTGGCTTCAGAATAAGACTTCAGCATCACTCTGAGATAGCTATCCCGGAAATGGTTAACAACCTTAATACGGCGTATGCACTTGCCGTTGTTACCCAGAGAGGAAGGAGTCTTATAGAAAGTTTTCTTCTGCTTGATACCATCTATCAGAATTTCACTTTCTTCTGTTCCCCATGCGTTAGTACTGCTGTTGTACCGGTCGATAATCTCATCTGTTGTAATCTTGCCTCCCAGCACGATACTCTTGCCTCCCGTTGCTGGAGCTGTCTTGGTCCAGCCGCCTCCAATATCATCCTGCGCTTTATTATAATCAGCTAGCGTTTTCGGTGTTGGAGAGGTTGAAGGTTCTGAAGCTGAAGACTGGTAGCCTACGATGATGCCTGCTCCATCTGCTCCATCTGCTCCGTCCTTACCCTTATAACCTTTGCAGGCAAAGTTTATAATTTCATCTCCATCTGTGAAATAAGTAATCTCCATCACCCAGAGAAAAGGCTTTGCATCAGTTAAAACGATATTATTGAAATCCTGATCTCCGTAATCCCTGAATAATGATACGTTCTTGCTAACTTCAGCACTATCCCCAGCACAATACCAGGTTTCGATACGTAATACACTCTTCGGGTATCGGTTGAACAGCTTAGGAGGAGAGAAAATGCCATCAGAGCCTACCTCACCAGCCTTATACGCTACATATACATACTGTTTCTCCAGAGTTGGCTCCATCGGATCTTCCTGCCAGCCATCAGGATACAATTCGCCTTTCATACGTTTAGGACGGGCGGTAATTCTAGATTTATCCGAGAGATAATAGACGTACTCATAACCATCTCCATCAGCACCGCAGGTAAGTACCGGAACGCTTTCCTTATCCAATACATTCCCTGCAGCATCATAAAGAGCAAATACCACCTGACGGGCATCATCCTGCACAGATACCTCTGTGCCTATTTCCATGTTAGTATCAGGCGTATCAGTAGTTCCATACTTCAGATGATACCCTGCCGGTAATTCTGTAAGCTTATATCTCTTATCATCAGATGATGTTGCCCATATATCGCATGAGATACTTTCTGCACTCATATTGCCCTGCTTGTCGATAATTACGCTATCGGCAGAAGGTATCAGTTCGTAGACTACGGTATCAGATGATTTCAGGATGGTGAGTTCCCTGGTATACTCGTAGCTGGCTCCGGCATAGATACCTGTTGCTGTAATGTTCAGTTTTGTAACCTGGGCGAGGGTATCGGAAGTAAGATTATCTGCATCGATGGTAATCACCTTCGCATTTCCATCAATACTGACAGATAACTTCAACCCTGCTGCGCTAGATGTGCCGAGTGACGAAATCTCCCATGGTTCGTTATGATACATCAATGATATCTTAGTCTTGATAGGGAAACCGATATACTTACCGGCTCTGGTATTCCATGCCACCGATGCACTCTCATTGCTCAGGTCGCACACCATAAACGGAAGGCTGTCATGCTGAATGCGGATAGGCATCTGTACCGTTTTCGAGGTCTTACCTTCCAGATCCACCACAATCGTCACCATCGCATCCGACATCTTGCGCATGGCTGCGTAATCGAAGTCGGTATCATCTGCAGTACCGGCAACGCCATCCTTGATATTCTTGATACCCTTGATAAAGACGGTAGAGTTATTCACCTCTACGTCGCAATCCTCGCTTATCACATGCAGACGGTAATGACCTTCAGTCACGTTCTCGCTATTCGCATCCTCCTCAAGTAGGATATCCATACCCTTACGCACGAAGACGGCCGTAGAGATACGATACTGCTTGGTTGCCTTGCCCTCATCCTGAGTATAGAGACCATTAATGACATTGCCCATATCATCTACCGTGATGACGCTCTGATACTGCGAGAGACTCACATCATAAGCCTTCGCCTCGTTCTTCAGGTCATCGAGCCCAAGAATATCACCGAGATACTCCACGTTGCCGCCGAAGTATACGTTATCCTGTACGAAGATACCATTGCCTGAAGGATGGATATACGATCCGTCTCTTCGCTGGATAGCAAGCCCCTCGAGCCATCCATAACGACATACGCGGTTCTGAGGACATATTTCCCAGTTGCATACGCCATCCAGAACCTCGATATAGCTGTTTCCCCTTGAGGAGAAATACATGCTGCTCTGGCGCTTGTCATCGACGAAACTACCATACTGAGCAAAATCCATATAGGCACAAGGATCCGGAGTCGCCTCCGAACGTTTACCATATTCGAACACGAACTTACCCTTCTCGCTAGTGATGATTTTCTTCACATAAAAGTAAGTAGTGAAGAAACCTTTATGCAGAACGAAGTTGCAGTCATCCAATGTGCCTTCAGTAATCTTATCTGAACCATGGGCGTTATCAATATCGGCATAGATACCACGGCAGATATCGCCCACCTGCAGGGAACCGTAATCATTCCCCTCCAGATGAAGAGAGATGATGTGTTTCTTGGTATCTACACTCTCGATGGTTCCATAGCCGTTGGTATTCCATTGCTCCGCTTTGGTCACAGAGATTTCGTTGAAGACGAACTTAGGAGCAGAGATGAACTGACGGACGAACAGACTGTTCATCTCTGCATCGCCATTATTGTCGATACTTGCGCCGGAACCATAGGCCCCGGAAACGAAATTGTATGTCATAAAGGCATAGAGCTTCGCTAATCCCTCTTCAGTTATCTGGCTCTTTCCGTCTCTAAGTTTCAACCCTTTCAGCAGAGATATCACATCCTCGAAGGTAATCTTACCTTTGGCGGTATCATCTATATCCTTGCGCAGCATCTTCTTCTCGAGCGCGCCTCCAGGAGTGCAGTCGTCTGCCATACCTGCCTTTATTCTGTCGCCCTGGTACAGGATATAACCGTAATCATAAGACAGTCCGTTCAACACTTCGATGTTGAAGTGCTGATGGCCGATACCTCCTCCGCCACTATATCGGTCGCTCAGAGTGCTTGCAAAGTAGTTAAAGAGAGCGTCTGCAGTAGTAACACCCCATGTTTCCGAATAGGGCTCCTGAACAGGGAAGAGCACCCCTCCACTCAGCAGCTGACGTGGGAACTCAACTAAGCGAGGGGCGATAGTAAAATTTCCGATTTCGGGTAGATGGATATCCATCTGTTTGAAATTGCTGACATCTGACCTTGTGAGGTTCAGATACGGACGGGCATCTGAATATTTATAAGTGAAAGTATAGTCTGAAGGCAGTTCCTTCGCCTCATAGTTCACATCACTCTCGGTAACGGTTATCTTACGAAGAGAATTGCCATGGTAAACATACTTACCTAGAGACGGGAAGAAATCGAGCATCCACAGGCGCTCTTTCTTATCCAGGAACCCGGTGTTCTTCTTAAACTTGCGGGTGGTATCTACGCGATACTCCTCAGAGTCTTCCTCTATTTCTGCCACATTATGCGTATGTTCTGCAGTATTTTCGCTGTTGCCGTAAGCGCGGAAACAGTCTACACCTCCCAACGAATTTTCGAAGAGGAACCACTCCTCTTCCTCGCTCTTCATGTCGCTGGCATAGTATCTCTGTACGTAGGTAACCCGCTTCCCGTCCTGTTCTACCCAGATATCGTAATAAGATGGCTGGATAGAACCGCCTATCTTCTTGGCGATAATGGCGTATTGTACCGGCACGGTATAAACGGTTCCGGCATTCATATGGTTCATCAGTACCACTTCCTTCTCTTCGTAGGCGGTCCCATTCCACATGTATGCCTTGCATTTCATCACGCTGGTGGCACTTGCGTAATAGGTAAGAAATTCTGGAGAATAATAGGTTACGGCCTTCACCTGCGGCTGCCAGGTGAGGAAATTGTTTTTCAGAAAATTGGTAGCCGAATCAGAGAGTCTGTCCACGCCGGCACGTATCACGGAGAAGGTAAATTCCTTCTTGCTGCCTTCGCTGCCAACCTCGTAAACCGTTGCTACAAAGGATTTCATGATGTTCGGCTGAACATAAGGTTCACTACTGTCCTTCACCTCGAAACTGAGCAGAGGAAGGATAATATCCTTGAGGGATAACGTAATCCGGTTCTTATCGTTCGGCGTATAAGTGTGCTGAACGATGTTTGCGCTTGAGCCTTTATAGCGTAGAGCGAAAACCACATCAGCCTTCGAGGTACTGAATATCTCAAAGGCATTCATGGAGCCTACCATGCTTAAAGCGTCTGGATATAATAAAACCTGTATCATCTTAAAATTGTTTTGATTATATTGCAAAGTTAAGATAATACAGGGAGATAACAAAGGACAATATCCTACGAAATCGGTATGCATTCCAGCCAGACGGTCGTGCAATGGTACACCCATTTACTGTGACGGAACATCGTTGCGTGTCGGGTTTTCTGGCTTACGTATGATTTCTGAAGGCCGTACTTCTTGCCAACATACTCAGCTGAAGGGAGAGGAGGATAAATGATCTTGAAGGTACGGTCCTGGTCGTTACCTGATTTTTTATAGTCATTCTCCGAAACCTCTACCGTCTCTTCGAATCCAAGCCACTGATACTTGCAGGTCATTGCCGGCATCATATCTTCCAGGCTCTCTGCCTCGTTAACAGGTGTAGTGAGCGCGATGGTTCTGAGCTCGCTTTCCGTTGGCTCACTCTTTCCTCCGAGGGTAAACTTCAGTTTATTGAAGAAGAAACTTACGCCTCTGATTACAACCTTTGCGTAAGAAGGAAGGTTCTGCTTCTGCGACTGGGAGAGGAGCAGTTTTACCTTGAGTTCCTGGAGTGAATTCCTGAGCAGGAGGTCATACTGCCGGTAGAACTTCTCGTAGATACCATCCTCACCATTATACACCAGGGAATAATCGAATATCTTCCGGGGTGTCTGCTCTCCCTGATGATGCGAGCCGAACCCGACATTTGAATACAGATGCGTATCATATGCTGTCACGGTTCCGCAAGCTATACCATCTGAAGATACGTAAGGGAAGGCGAGCATGACGGGCAACGTAGGAGTCGATTCACTTACCTCTTCTCCGTCTTCCGTTGCAACTTTCATCGATGAATTCAGCGTAGCGTAATCGCCGATATACAGTTGCCTGTCCATGTCTCTTGACACGGTCTCCCCGTCTAAGATTTCCCTATACTGGAGCGTACGAACCTCCGGTATCATCTCTGGTATTTCTACATCTTGAGTATCAATATCATCATCACCGGAATCGTAGCTCTGTGAACAGCCACCTATTTTTACTTTCACGCTGTAGTTACCGGAATAACCTTTCTTATAGAAGCAACCGTCTGCGCTATCAAAGTAGGCGCCAGAATTTTTCGATACCATATCCTTAATATCATCGTAACTATCCTCTGTATCGCTATCCGCCTGATACTTCGGGCGCAGTACCACACGTTTATAATCGGATGCAGCCTTATAAGATAAGGTAGGTTCTTCAGTCATCTGGCGGGTAAGATCCGCAACCGGCTTACTGTCTATCGCATCTTTCAGGAAGATGATATCTGCAGTATGAGTTCCTTCATCAGATACGAACTCGCAGAGGAACTTTTTCCGAAAAACTGAGAGAAAATCAGATACTGACACGTCTGGCAGAAGGTCTTCGACACGGATATGTCCGTTCACTAGCACGTCTATCACGTTGTTCAAGACAACCATTTTATTAAATGGAGCCGTCTTGGTGAAGAAATTCTCCTTGAGGTCATACCCGAAATGCTTGAAAATCCGCTTCAACAAATAATTGGCACGGATAAAAGGAGATATATAATATCCCTTCGTCAGAGATATCGGTATTTCGTTTACATGATCAGTAAGCAGCCATTCACCCGCAAAATACGGCGAGTCAACGCCCAGAGACCAGGTACGCATCTCGTGAGCTGTTACGTATTCGTAACCGCCTCCTTCCTTATATCTCCAGTAGCTGGCAGTACGCATAGTACCTGCATTCCATCCCCAGTTCAGTATTTTGTAGTTGTACTCGGTATCTCTACCCGAGTCATCAGTAAGCAGAACCGGGAAGATATCATAGTTCTCGTTCTTACCACCTACGAGAGATTTGCAGAACTCGATACACTCGTCTACGGTTGTGCACCCGGGTATCATCTCGTCCTTGAAGATGCTCTTCAGCTTTATGTTCTGTATCTTCGAATAGAAGGATCCGTCGTTGATATAGAAGGAAGAAGAGATGTTTCCCTTGTGCTGCGCCGAGAGAACAATCTGCCGGCATTGGGCGAAATACTCGCCGTCTTCGATGCTTACGTTCGTAGCCACCATCTTTTCTCTCAGACCGAAGGTATCGGGATAGCCCAGTATCATGCGGTTGTAATCGCTTGCCGGAATATCAAGCGGGGAGGTTGTTTCCCCGTAATCGTTGAAGAACGGATTGGTACGTTCTACCTCCAGCTTGGCGTCTTCGCCAAGCTGGTAGGCTTTTCCTTTATCCAGATTTGTTATTTTCATGTTCAGAAGATTTTATTTTTTAGCAAATTTTCTCGCCTGGTTTCGCAGTTCCTGTTTTGCGTCCAGATCCGAGAGTGATACAAACGAGCGGATTCCGTCTCTCTTGAGCTCTCTGAGCAGTTCCAGAAGCTCGTCATTATTGCGTCCCGACGTAGCATTTCCAGCATCGCGATGCGCAGATTCCTGCGTCCGGACGTAAAAATCTGCCCCTCCTGGAGCAGTATCCGGACTGATCCGGGCAGACTGGCGGGCGATGCTTCCACCCAGCGCCCTGCCCTGCATGGCCATGAGATACTTGCTCATATCGAAGGTTCTTATCTGTCCGGCTCGCTGGGCTGCATCCATCAGGTTGATGAGCGGAGCGATGGTAGGGTTCTCCAGGGCTGCATTCGATGCCACCCATTCCTTGCTTCTGCCTCTAGGTCCCTCGCCTACGATGACGGTAGGATGATCTACGTACCCGCGCTTACCTGGTGCATACTCGGCGTTGAAGTGTTTGCCGTCCTGCTCGCGCTCTACATCGATTCGTCCGCCACTCTCGCGTCCGCTTGCCACACGGGAACCTACAGAAGAGGATCCACTAGCTGATCCGTTAAGGGTCATACGCTTCACCTTCTGGCGCTCAGCATTTGCCACAACCAACTGAGCCGCACCGGTCACACCCATCAGGGCTGCAGCAATACTTCCGGCAATCGGTCCCATCTCGCTGTATGCCCGCATGATAGATACTGCAGTATTAGAGATAATCTGAGCTACCTGCATGGCGAAGTTTACGTCAGCATACTTTTTCTGTATCTTCAGTTTCTCGTTTGCTTTCTTTTTCTCCAGTTTCTCCTGGAGTGCGGTATTGCCCTCGGCCGCCTTGATTTCGGCATCATACTTGGCATCCACGTTCGCCATCTCGGCATTCTGTAGCGCACCCACGGCATTACTGAAGAGGTTTGTATAGCACTCAGCCTGTTTCATGAAGGAATCTCTCTTCAACTGCTGCACTTTCTCCTCATATTCCTGCTGAGTAATATACTGGTTGTCGAGTGCCTGCTTCAGTTGCTGCAGTTGCCGGTCGTACTCGCTCTGCTGGTCAAAACCGAGAGCCTGCCTAGCTTGTTTTTTCTTTTCGTCCTGTTCGTCAAGCAGTTCTTTTTGTTTCGTGATATACTCCTTCTCTATCTGAGTCAGGATATCTTTATACGCTTTCTCCAGCTGAGTAGTATCTTCCCCGTTCTGCTTTGCCATGTTGAGCGCAGCCTGATAATATCCCTTCAGAACTTCCAGTTTCTGGTCTCGTTGCTGTTCCAGGGTCAGTTCCTGCTGCGTACCCCCTTGCTCCATCACCTTTGCCAGGGCGTCCTGATAAGCCTGTTCTACTGTAACCTGCTGCTCGAAATGGGCCTGCTCAGCAGCCCGGAGGTTCGCCTGCTGTTTATCCTGGAGTGATTTCTTCTTTGCGCCATCCGCAATTTCGATGTTCTGCGACTGCTCGCTATACGAGGTTTCGATGGCGAGGATGTTGGCGGTATGCTGGGTCTTCAGAGCCTGCATGGCGAGGTCGTACTTCTCTTGAGACACCTTCTTCTGCGCAAGAGCCATGTTCCAGTTGTTGAGGTCCTGCTGATAGTCCTGGTTGGCGGCATCGATATCTGCCTGTCGGTTTTCTGAAAACTTCTTCGATGCGATATCATCGGGGTTAGGCTTGGAGGTGGTGTTTGTGGTTCCGGTATGGCCACCAGTTCCGGTATGATTGCCCGTTCTGCCACCGCCGCCACCGCCGTTTCCTCTGGCTTTTTTAGGAGTCACAATACCGATATCCGCAATCTTGGAGTTCAGCTCATCTATCTTTCCGTTTACGCGGTCTATCTGCTGCTCGGTATTGTTAAGCGCCTTCTTGGCATTCGTTTCCGTATCTGTACCGAAGAACTTGGAGACACCACGGATAAAGCCGTTCTGAGGGTGAAGGATGTTGTCTGTCTTGGCGTCATGATAGGTTTTATCCTGCTCATCCCTCTTATCTTCCAGGTCGCTTTTCTGCTTGTACAGTTCCACCAACTTATCCTTGTATGCCTTCAGTTTGATCTCCTTCTCCAGAGAAACCAGGTAGTCATCGATGGCATTCTTGTTGTCTCTGGTAAGTCTTCCCTCTTCAGAGAGCAGTCCGTTATAACCAGGAATAATCTTCTTGAGTTCATTGAGAGCCTCCCTTCTGCGGTCCATGGAGATTTTCTCGTTGCGCATGGTTTCGTTGAGCTGCTTCACCTTGGCGGTCTGCTCGTTCACCTGGGCATTCAGGTCTCGCTCCATGGTTTCCAGTTCCTTGGCCGAAGCTGCTGCCTCTTTCTGCTTTTTGTGCATATCCCATAACTTCAGGGAGAGAACCGTTACTCCCGCAGCAATCAGCCCGAAGACGCTTGCCTTCATCGTTGCATTCATGGCGGTCCAGGCATTCTTGGCAAGCGTCACCCTGCCCGTGAGCAGGTAGAAACCTGCCTGCAGCAGCTTCAGAAGTCCGGTTCCGGTAGCGCAGATTACGTTCCATGCCTGCTGGGCTGCAGCTGCACCCTTGGTTACAACGATATTTGTCTTGATGGCGTTGCTGGTGGCAATCGCTACAACCGTGAAGGCTGTGAGCAGAATGCCTAGCGTCTTCACTACGCCCTGATGCTTTACGCACCAGGAAATAAGACTGATGGTGTTCAGCTGCATATCTGCATAGGCATCATCCCATTGTTCCTTGAGCGGGAGGATTTCATCTCCCAGAGCCTTCTGGGCGTTCTGCAGTTCTACCGTCTTCTGGGCTGCCCGGTCGGCTGCGCTGATATAGGTCTCTCCTGCCGCAGCCAGCTGGGTATCTACAATCTCTGCCACAGCCTTCATGAAGTCGCCCGTCTCCTTGGTTTTCTCTGAGATTTCTGCTGCAGAGATTCCCAGGTTATCGAGGATTAACGGAGACTTGCGGCCGAGACCGGTCACGATGCTGTTGGTCATGTAGTCTACCGACTGACCTGTCTGCTGAGCCTTCAGCTGTGCGAACTCCAGATATTTGCCCAGATCTTCCAGCGGAATGCGGAAATCGTTAGCCTGTACGGCAGCCGTCATCAGCTGAACATCGTTTACGGTTCCCTTGGTTGCCTTGCGGAGGTTGTCAAGCAGCCCTTCCTGGTTCAAGTCATTGAATGCCTTGGTCACACCATCTGCCTGCTCTGCCATCTCAAGACCGCCATTAATGAGCTCTGCGATGGAGTCCTTGAATTCTCTCACTTTTTCGCCGAAGAGTTCTGCACCTTTGGTCAGTATATTACCCAGAAGCACACCGTTCACGGTATCATCTGATGCGAGTTCTCCAAAACTCTTGGCGTTCTGCTTCAGTTCTGAGATACGGCCGGAAACATCTTTCAGGCGTTGCTCCAATACGCCGTAAGCCTCCGGATTGAGCGACTGCACGGTATTATCCAGTTCCTTCTGCAGGCTCTTCTGCTGTTTCTTCAGCTGCACCATACTCATATCCAGGATATCGATTTTGCTTGTCTGCTCGCCTATACGGTCGGTAAGCGTGCGGATTTCCCTGCTGGTCTCGGAGTACTGCTTCTTCAGGTTTCTGTATGTTTCCGACTCTTTTCTTCCGGCTGCCTCAAGACTGATCATCTGGTTGAGTCTCGCCTTATTCTCTGAGCGCAGTTTCTTGCTCTGCTGCTCCAGGGTGTAGATGGCTTTCTGCGCATCGGCAGTCTTCACATCTACGGTATATCGGATTTCGTCTTCCGTTAAATGTTTGTTTGCCATAATTATGATTTTTGTGGGTTGAGTGATTGTTCCAGTTCCTGACGTATGCTGTTCCGTACTTCGTCGTTAAAGCCATAACGAAGCTTAGGGAATGTTTCGTGATACAGCACACCCCAAACCACGCGGTTATAGAGCGCGAGGTTCCTGCGCTTGAACTTACTGACGCGGTCATTTCGCTGCCGGTACTGCATATCCAGAAAACGGAGATAAGGAAGGATCCGCACGAAGATGGTACGGTTCTCGCCCGATATCTGGCTGTCGAACGAGTGAGCGGAAAGCGTGGTGAGCAATCGGCCGGTACGGCGCTTGTAATGATTGCGCACCACGTTCTCCTGAGTGGAGTATATCTTCAGGATGCCTGCCTGAAGAGTCTCGTGAACGAATTTCTTTTTAACAAGACTGTCTGTTACCATATTCTTATACATTACTAATTAGTAATGCAAATACAGTAACAGACAGACAAAGGGCAAAGGACTGCACCCTATCTCTTGAGGATGCAGATCCGATATAGAGGATACCCTATCAAGGGCGTAAGGATGGTACAGAATAGAAGATAGAGTACCCAGTAGGCGGGAACCCTGCTCTTAACCAGGAATGGCATAAGTACTACTGCTATAATGGCAGAGTAGCCTTGTATATACGTTATCAGTCCCATAGTCTCTGTATTTCATTTTTCTATCTGAAGAAAGCCTTATAAATCGGAATTCCGAGCACAGGCGTGAGCACCGTACACAAAAACAAATAAATAAGCCACATTACCGGCATTCTGGACCCCACAACCAGCGGACCAACTACCAGCGCTATGACAAACGATATAAACATAACGAAATCAAAAAAATCCATAATATATATATTTTAATGTGTTACTAATTCTCGGGTGCAAAGATACACCACTTTTTCTGAAAAACCAAATTTATGCTCTAGAAAAAATGGCCACCCTCACGGGCAGCCATCCTTAGTTAGAGAATTGACTAAATTAAATTATTTGTCACTTTATTACATGATAGACTAGAAAAACTATTTTCTATTTCCCTGAGAGTATTTTGCCCAGCTTCTCGTGCATCTCCTTGAGCTGTTCATCGGTAATGCCCGAGATGTACATGCCGTTCAGGCTGAGCATGTGTTCACGTGCCGGCTTGCCGGCAACCATCACTTCGCACTCCTCAAAGATAGGGTGCTTTCTTTCTTCCTCCACGTTGGCCGCAACCTTAGCTGCAGCATTTTTATTCTGATTTTCCATAATCTGCTTAAAAATTAGTTGTTACTATTGTTATCTATATCAATCTCATCCTGCAATTTGCAAGCCGTGTACAGAGCCTTCTGCAGATCCTCGTTGGCATTCACGGCTCCATGCATCATAATAGCGAGTATCTTATCATCCCCGCCTCCGCCGACAGCCAGGTTGAGATTACCATCCGTACTCACGCCAGCGGTTATCAGAAAGAAGGCTCGCTTATCGTTCTGCTCCTGCCACTCGCCTAGCTCTTTGGTAACCTTCTGGATGGTTCCGAACGACTTTAAGTCGCCATGAAGTTCTGCATCGGTACCTTCGCAGACTTTATCTATACCAACTGAATATTTTTTCTTCTGTCCCATTATTCTACTCCTCCATCTTTAGGCTTTGGTCGGCTCCATCCTTCGGGGTACATCTGCTGAGAGTCTTCGGCAAGGTTTGCCCCCCCCGAATTGCGGTAAGCCTCGAAAATCTTGTGACGCTCGTTCTGAAGTTGCAGGTTCTTCATGGCATGTTCGCTCTTCAGTTTGGCATACTTCTCATTGAATTCCTTGTTCGCCTGACTGAGGGTTTCACGGATATTGCACTCAGTCTGCTCGAACAACTTCTGCTGTTGGTTGACCTGCATCTTGTATTCCAGCTTCTCCGTCTGAAGCTTACGGTTAGAGACCGAACAGAAGGTCTTCTGGTCGTCAAGGTCCTGCTGAAGTTCTGCGCGCTTATGCTCATACTCCTCGCGTTCCTTATTCATAGCCTCGGTGTTCTTTACTAGCTGAGCATGGAATATCTCAGTTGTCATTATCTCTTTAGCAGTTTCTACTGCTCCGTCTGATACGGTCTTGATATCTTTTTCGTTACTCATTTTAATGTGAATTTAATCGTTTATACTCTGCCATGTTCATACTGATTCTCTCCAGGTATAAGCCCCGCGTATTAGGAGCTGAGTAATACCTGCCGTCGAGCCAGACGATGATGGCGCGGTCATTTTTCCTGTCGTTGTAGCAGCGGATTCTGCCTCTGCGGTTGTAGTCGAGCCAGCACATTGTCTCGGTCTTGTTCGGACCCATCTGACGGCCGGTGTACTGAAACCAGGACGTTCTCAATACTACCTTGTAGAGCAGATGCGTGCGCCTGCGATGTTTGTTCTTAATTGTTCTCATTTCACTCATTTCTTGTTAATCACGATAGCGATAGTTCCCACGCCCGTACCACTCTTCTTGAAGGCGCCTTCCTCTATCTCGTAAACCTGGGCGGAAGCTTCTTCCAGGAATGCGCGGAAATCCTTGCATACCTTCTCCGAAGCCTGCTGCCAATGCCTGGAAGTAATGGCTGCCACGGTTCCGCCGGGCTTGAGATCTTGGTACATCTGCATCACGTGCCTGATGTCCTGGTTCTTCGAGAAGGGAGGGTTGGCTACTATCAGGTCGTACTTCGAAGGGTGCTCTGCCTGGGTGAAGTCGTCGCCTAGCAGGCGGATATGATCCAGCCTGGAAAGCTTCTCCTTATTCTCCGGCATCAGCTCGTAGCAATCTACTACCACGTCCGGCTGCACCCTGTGGATGGCATCGATGATGGCTCCTGTTCCTGCGCTAGGCTCCAGTACCTTACAGTCGGGACTGAAATCGCCTGCCAGCGATACCAGCCAGTCGGCAACTTCGGGTGGCGTGGCGAAGAACTGGAAGTCCTTGGCCAGATTACACCGCTTGCCCTCCATCAGTATGCCTGCCACTCGGGTAGCATCGAAGTCGAAGCTGAAGCCCTGCACCTTGCCGCCCGTCCATTTGCCGCCGGCTTCCTCTATCCAGAGCTTCACGTCGGCATAGGTCTTCTTGCTCAACTGCACATTGGGCAGATAGAGTATATTGTCCTTGAACGTGCATTGCTTGAGGACTTCCTCTGCCGACTGCTTCTTTCCTTTCTGTTTAGTAGAAGAATCGTCTTCGATTCCGTCTCTAAATTCAGGAGCAACAAGCAGGTAGGCTAGCTTTCGGGTGAGACACAGCTCTGCATATTTCACTTCATTGAGTAACTTCAGCATTACCTCAAAGAAGGATAAATCTACATGGCCGGTATCATCGTAGATGCTCACATCCTCGAATAAATCACAAGTTGCATGAACGTTCGCTATGCTACCACGTAACATTTCTATTAAAGTCTCTTTGTTGCTCATCATAACTTTTCTGCAAATAAATCCTTGTAGTATCTATACTGCCGTGCCCCAGGAGGTCGAGTACGCAGTCGGAGTATCCTGGGGCAAGAGCCATATCGGATGCGAAGCTTTGCCTATACTGCTGGTATCCCTTGCGGCTGATACTCTCGGCGTGTTCCAGGAAATGGGCGACGTACTTCATGCTCTCGCCAAGTTTTCGTGAAGTGACGTTGGCGTTGCATAGATATTCCAAGTATCTGATTAAATACTCTTGTCTTGTTTGTTCCATGAATGTTTGTGTTAAAATTCTCACGCTGCAAAGGTACGAAATCTTTGCTTTACGTCAAAGGACAAACATATGAGTGATGTCTGGCTATTTTTCACTCATTTCTTCTACCGGGCGCCAATATATAGCGAAGGTGTTGCACTTCATGAAGCAGTCGGCATCGCTGCCCTCGGTCCAGATGAAAGGAATGCCGCCATCATAGCGCAGCCCGTCGGCGAGAATTACGCTCTCACGGTGGTCGTCGGGTGTGCGCGGATCATGGAATCTTACCCTGGCTCCCTTCTTGAAACCGTCTGCTACCTTGAGGAACGCTCTCGACTTGAAGATATACATCCTGTTCTTGAATATCTTGAACTGAAGCAGTCCGCTATGCGTCATGTGGCATACCTGCTTGCTCAGCTCCAGACCATCCTTGTGAGAGATAGAATTGCAGTCTGCGAAACCTACACGGGTAATCGTAGTGTCGGGATAGAACATCTTGTATTCGGCAAGACGCTCCATAACATCTCCTATTACATCAATCTTTGCCATAACTACATCACCTCCCCTCCCATAAGAAAGCCACCTAATACAGCTACTGCCATGAAGCAGAAGAAACCTGCCATGGTCATAGCTACTTCGCCATACGTAACCGTCTCCTCGCAAAGGTAGGAGAAGGTCTCGCTCTTGGTCTTGGCGAGCTTCCTGATTTCACACTTGAGAGCCTTCATGCCCTCCTCTACGCTGATGCCTGCAGGGCGCACCTGAGCATCACTAATCAAAATAGAATTCTGCATATTGCATCATCTTATAGACATTAACAGCCGATTGTACAAAAGGGTGGCGGCTGCATTCCCCGTTGTCTATAAGATGATGACTTATCCGGAAGGACAAATGAAATCTTACGGTTCATGCAGCCGCCATTTATTGCGAGAATTATTTCTCCAGTTAGGAAAATTTATTTTCCCAGTTAGGAAAAATATTTTTCCCGATTAGGCATAAAAAAAGCCTGCGGCCAGAAGCCATAGGCGAAACGGTCGCCCTGCCGGATAGATTACTATCATCTTATAGACGCCGGCAAAGGTAAGAAGAAAATCCGGAACCGCCAAATAAAAATCGGGAAATTTTCTCACGATGAGAATAATTAACACTTAAATATGTTGTAGAGCATAAAAATGCGGGGTTTGGGGAATGAAAAAGCCCCGATGCATCTCGCACCAGGGGCTCAAGAGTTCATTAAATTTTTATGAAACACAACCAATTGTGGTTGCCATTCTTTAAACATACTGTAGAACTGGCTTATCTATCAAGAGACCAGTGTCTATATCTCCTTTTATTTTGGCAATGCCTTGCCTTATCTTTTCCAAGCTCTTAGCCTGCGGCACCTTAATGCCTGCGGCGTACTGTCTGAGCAGTGAAGCGTTCATGCCAATATATTTGGCAAATGCAGAAATACTGAGGGGATAGTAATTGAAGAAAGCTCCGACATCAAAAACGAACCTAAACTCCAAGTCAGGGAATTCCCTGCCTTCCTCCTCAAAGAACTTTTTCTCCTCGTCCCTACAAACATAGAAGTCGTCCATGGCAGCCTGCACCGTCTTACCATCGCCAATGATGCCAAAATTGAGGTCATCGGAATCCTTGCTCATAAAGCAGCTAAAGCCTCCCTTGCCCGACTCCACCACTACTGTAACTATTCTTGCCATACTATATGATAATAATGTGTAAATCTAATCAAAAGTGTTCTTCTCGCACACCAAGCTTTGATGGAAGAGAGACCTGGGCTAAAGCCCAAGTCTCTGATAGATAGATTTGAGAGTTCCTTTCGGAACCTCTTCAGTTCCATGCCGAGGAACGGCTGAGCATCGTCCATTAGCTGGATTTTGCCAAATGTCGTGTCGGCATCCATGACGAAGCGGAAGGCATCCCGCCTTTCTCAACTTCTTGTAAAGTTCATTGTACTTCATCACTCAGTATGTTTAAAGAACACTTTGTCCTTGTTGGACGATGCAAAGGTAACAATAAAGTTACAAACCACCAAACATTTCGGTAACTTTTTTGTTACGTTAACTAAACTTTAACATTTCTCCTCTGGGAAGGTAGAAAATAAGCGGGAAAAAGTGTATCTTTGCAGAAAAGAAATGTTTCACCTATTAATATATATAAGGTATGGAAAAGATAATAAGCAACAAGGCAGCCTCCTTTGCCAGCATGGAGCTTGCCAGATATGCACTGGAACGGGCAGACCTGAGAGCCAGCAGCATCCTGGAACAGTACCGCAAGTCAACCGACCGCAACTATACGCTGGCAGGTTTCATTATGACGGTATTCATGGCACTCACGGCTTTCCTCGCCACGGAAAAGATGACCATGATGCTGATGGCTATCACACTCCCTTTGTGGATAGGAACCGGAACGGCACTACTCATCCTGTTCTGTAAAGTGATGTGGGTACACGACTTCATGGCACTGGGAGATGATGCAGCCACGATGCTGAGAGATGACCTGGTAGACGTGGCCATGAACAAAGGCTTGCAGGATGATGATAAGGCTAACGATGAATACCTGCATCATCTCGTAATATCATCCATCAGACGCACTCGTAACGCCTCAGAGTATAACCGCGCCTGCCTTAACAGAAGGAACCGATACGTAAAACGAGCGATGACCGCAATCATCGCCTCGGTAATAGTGAGTGCAACGACTACGGTCATCATGCTGGCCTTATCTTTTCTTGGGATTATTCCCGTGACTTGAAGTATCCGGATAACTGTTCGGATCCTCTGGCCAACCATCCTCATTGTAGTTTGGTTTCATAATCATAAAAAAGGGGCTCGTGCATCCGGAGAGCAGTCCTTCAGCACGAGCCACACAGCTGTATTTCTTTTCACTTGTTATGTACAAACTCTGCTCAATCTGCACACAACCTTAGTTCAATGTCATCATTACGCCTGCAAAGATAGCACTTTTCTTCGAAACCATCAAACATTTTGCTGATTATTTTCAGAAAACAGCAAGAAAAGGCCCCGATGCATTGCTGCACCGGGGCTGATGCGCCACAAGGCTATGGCGACTTCCGTCTTATGGGGAACGATGACCCCAGCCTCATTATATCCTGTCCGCAGCCGCACGCAAGCGATTGGAAACATCGCAAAGTGCTCCACGGAGCATAACCTTCTCTTCTTCGGTGAAACCGCCTACACCACCATTCCCGTCAATACCATCGAGCTTATGATAAAGCCATGATGCCGATTTTCCGAAATAGGTATGTGCTATCTCGCGCCATGATACCGTCATCTGGATATCCTGTATGCGCTGCTTTACTGTGCTGTCCTTAGCCTGCTTCATTGTTACTTCCATAATCTTATGCTTTTTAATGCCCTCCCCGAAGGGAAGGCTGTTGTTAATACTTGGTGTAATACTCTGGTGGCTCAATCATCTCATCAAACAGCTGCTGAGCGTACCATAATAACTGTGGATTACCTCTAGGGTATGACTTCCGGAAATTCCTGATAGCTTCTATCAGTTCTTCCTCTTTTTCTGTTACTAAAATCTTCTTCATATCGTTTTATTTTAAGACTCTGCAAAGATACTACTATTTTTCGTAGTAGCCAAATATTTTATACGAAAAATCGTAGTATTAACTATGTTTAAGCATTCTGTATGTGAAAAGGTAGAAAATGAGCGGGAAATTTTCAGAAAACAGCAAGAAAAAAAGCCCCGATGCATCTCGCACCGGGGCTTCCTGATAATTTTGATAACTTTATAAACTTGGAAAACCGTACTCTACAACAAGAACGATAGATTTCCATATGAGAATTAGAACACACGCTTGTGCAATGTTAGAAGATCATAACTGTAACTAATAATCATGAGTATAAAAAAGATACATCTAATATAAAATTCAGTCTAACTACACATACCTATAAACACATAAACTTATTTCTTAAACATGATAATCCTGGGATAAGAGAGCCGGGAGTGCGGGTTCTGGCCTACCACCTCCATGCGCACACCCTTGGTCCCATAGCGGAAGAAGAGAAACTTCTTCGGCACACGATGAACAATCATCTGGAGGGTATCGCGACTCTCAATATGCACCTGCATGCTGTCGCCCTCGATTTCGCCCCGCAGGGTTATCCATGGATCGCTCCAGGAAACCGTCTGCGAGACGTCGGGCGGTCGGTAGGAACCGGAAAGAAGCCGACTGCATGTATCGTGAGGAACCGACCGGATGGCTGCCTTTACGTCTACCTGGGTGGTGGTAGAGGTTGTAGCTGCCGCCATGATCCGGCTGTTCTTTATCTTGAGTTCCTTCCTGTTAACGGCAAGGAGAGAGTCCGGACTGCGTTTCAGATCAGACGTCTTCAACGTGATCGCCTGCACGGAAGCTCTTGGCCTGCCTGACTGCGTCCGTCCTATCTCTACCCTGCCGTTGTGAAGGAGGATATCCTGATTCTCTCTCGTGCGCTCCGACTCGCCCCGGAGTTCGTGACACTCCTTAAATGCCACAACCAGGGCGAGCGGAATCAGCACTAGAAAAATAACCTTAATAAAACCTATAAACCTATTCACAATTCAATAATTAACAACAGAACATTAAAGTTTTTATGTACATTTTCGCTGGATTGTCTTGATAATGGAGGTAATGGTGGTGAGGTACGTAGGATCTGTAGCGTACTTGCACCCTACCCCGTCGCAAATCTTCTGGGCAAACTTGAACGGTTCCTTACGGAACGGCCAGGCATCTTTATAGCCCGATTTCTGGAAGAGACGTTCATGTTCCTTCAGACAGTCGCCAACAGAGTCGAAATCCTTGAAGGCGCGCATCACGGTATAATACCAGAGGTTTTTGCCTGTTACCTTACACACAGAGATAATGCGGTCTGGCTCCTTGAACTTCTGGTTAGGCGTCTTGAAGTATTCGTGAGTCTTCACCATGACGATGGCTCCGTCCCATTGGCTACCCTTGGTAATACCGAAGAGGTTAGCCTTACCGATAACCCTGGCGCCCCATCCTGTCTCAAGCATCGCCTGAGCCGTGACGAAGGCAGGATCTATTTCTGTTTTTGCCTCCACGGCCGCAGCATACACCTGCCGGGCGAAGGCTAATTGAGCTTTACTTGCCATACCTTTATATATATTATAATAATGTATACCTATGATGCATCATCGGGCGCATCTTTTTCTGAAAAGTTGATAGGTCCGCCGCCGATGTAGTCTCCCTTATCGTTGAAGTCCTTCATACGACGGACGAAGTTCTTCGGGAATATCGGGTATATAGCCTGTATGTTCTCGATAATGGAGAATATCTCGCGTACCATCATAAACACGCAGATATAGGTTCCTATCCATTGCATCGTACCAACAGTAGAGCCCTCTATGGTGGCATGACTGGCAAAATTACTCAGGATCATCAGGAAGATGTAGATGACAATCTTCTTCGTGAACCTGGAAAAGAAGGATTCGCTAGACGCATCCTTATGGATAAAATGTTTCCACACACCCAGAATGGTATCTATGCAGACGGCTATCGCTATCCACTTGGCGAACTCCCAGTCCTGATACACATACTGGAACCCTTCCGACACAGCCGTCAGAGGGAGCGAGGTGATTGCTATCATCGGTATATTTCGTTTATATTGTTTCATAACATTTCGGCCTTATGTTTCTTTTAGACATTGCAAAATTACACAAATATTCCGGAACCGCAAAGGACGCTAGCGCATCATCTGGCGCGACAGCCGGTGAACATCGAGGATATCTGCACCTGTAGCCGAAAGCATGAGGGTCCAGCCGTAGCTCTGCAACTCTGCTGATACAAACGGAATAATCTCGCAGGTAGTAATACTCTCCCGGTCCATCCAGTAGAGTCCTTCAGTCTCCACATCTGCCAAAATACGGGCATGGACCTTCGAAAGCATCTGAAGGGTGCGGTCGTTGGCTATGACCCGTTCGAGCATATCGGCATGGGCAGGCAACTTTATGGCTACAGTTACGGCTATGCGCTGGGTACATTGGAAACTCCGGCGCCCATCGCTCTGCATATCCACTTCTCCGTAATCTACGAACAGGAAAGAACCGGTAAGCTTATCGATGCGTTGCTTCAGTTCGTCGAACGACTGGCCGTAAACGTAGTTTTCTATCTCCGGAACCAGTTCTTTCTCGGGCAGGTTCCTGATTGCCTTGAGCACGGTAGCATATTCTTCCATTCTACTCTCGCCCTTGTTGGCAATACCCTTCGTAACTCCTGCAGAAGCAGGAAACTTGGCAAAATATTCGAATAAATCCAATAACATAGGCTTTTATGATTTTGTCGCAGAGAGTGTTTCCCTGCCTTAGTTATATAATCTTTTTAACTATCTCCAGCGGTAGCCCTACCTCGTCTGCTATCTTGGCCAACTCCATACCGGAAGCCTTCAGACTCTTTACTCCCTCGATGGTCTTCTTCCTGAGAATGCGGAGATAGGTAAGCACGTTCAGCTGTTCTACCTGGTGCGCATTCCCCAATCCGTCCTTGGAGAGGTCGTAGAGCGCATCGGTTGCATCGGTAGTAATACTGCTGCCTTCCTTCGGTACAAACTTGGTGAGCAGGGAGAATTCCGTCTTCGAGAAGAGGAAATTATTTACTGCAGTAAAGTTTAGAGCTATCGCCCGGAGCGTATTGGCAGGCAGTTTCTTGAACTGCAGGGCGAGCTTCTGCGCCTCTTCCGAGGAATATTCCTTCTTGTCGAAGTAGAGTACTGCAGCCAGCAGAGGAAGACTCTCCTCGCCCATATCGAGCAGCTGGCGCGCCTCGATATACTGAAGGGCCGTGAGCGAACAGGTGAGCGATTTGAAATCTGTATTGACCTCGTAGCCATAATAGGCTTTCTTATCAATAAAGATAATCGGCAATTGCTGCCGGCAGAAACAGAGATCGAGCACGAACTTATCATCTTTCTCCTGGAAGATGAAGGTTAACTGGCTGGCTATAGACATGAAGTTCTCCAGAGTTCGCTCATCACGCTTAATCTTGTTCAGGCTCCATCCCTTCATGTAGCATAAAAACAGACATTTCACGGCGCCTGGGGAAAACTGCCCACTCTCCATAAGAGAAAGCAGCTCCACCAGCTTCAGATATTGGTCAGAAGTGAGTAGTTCCCATGAATTCGGGATTTCATGCTCTATTCCGTTGGCTCTTACGGTTATCGTCTTTTTCATAAGCTTATGGCATTAAATACATATTGTCGTCCGGACGGTTCTCGGCAGAGAAGGAAAGAAAATCGTTTCCCTCCTGAGCATCGAGAAGCATATCCACATTATGCAGCAGATCTTCCACCTCCCCGTCTAGCTGTGTGGCGAGCTGCAGCGCACGGCTTGCTTCGTCGCTGCCTGAGCGGGTGGCGGTATTATCATCGAAGAGGTTGCGGATGGTGGCAGGGAACTCCAGGATATCAAAACGTCTGAGAGCCTTCGCCACGGTCTTCTTTACCAGGGCACGCTTGAGCATAGGCAGCGCCTTCTGGGCAAACTCAGCAAACGTCTGGTCTTCTCCTCCCTGTTCGAGCCGGTCGAAGTAGGCGCCTATGCTTTCATCGAGCACCTCCTTCTGAAGAGGAACACAGCGGAAAAAGAAGAGATACGAGAGGTCGATAGGATAAATTTCATCGAATTCATCGGCAGTATCTACCTTCAGTTTGCTGAGCATCTTGTAGTAATTGGTCTTGCGCCAGTCTTCCATGGCAAGACGGATATCGGCAGGATCCTCGTCACTTATCTCTTCAGTAAGTTCAGAAATCAACGAATCCATCGCATTAAAGTAGTTCTCCATATAGGAGCGCTTCATGCCTTCCATCTCGTACTTGTAGAGATTGATATCATTCTTTCTGCGGTTCACGGCATCGAAGACAATTTGAGTAGCTAGCGTAAGGTTCGCCATGGCAGCACGGAGAAAATCCTTAATGCCACTCTCTTCTTCCTCGATGCTCACAATATCAGAGAACGTATTGTTGCCGATGATGGCAACAATACGCTTGCGTGCGGCTACGGCAGAGCCCTGAAGGCTGTCGAAGTCGGCGCTTGTATCTGCACCAGGTGCGCAGTTGCAGAACTGCGCATAACTGGTGAAGAGATTATTGAGTTGAAATTTCTTGTTCATGACTGCTGTTGGTTAAGTCGTTGGGATGGTGTTATATCTTCCTGCCGTTGTGGAACCTCACGGTAGAACCCTAGCCTGCAGCCCTGCTTGTAGAGTTCCGGGAAGTTCATGCGCAACGCCCAGTTGAGCGGTTCTGCGCAGACTTCATCCTCTGAGGTGAGCGACATGATGTAGATGAGATAATTATAATAGGTATCACTTCCACTCTTCGATATGACGCCATCCTTATCTACTGCAGATATGGCTGCATCGAGACCTACCGAAGACAGAAGGGCTTGCTCGGTACGCTTGTCGTAGGAGATGAGCGCCTCGATATATTCCTTATACTTGAGATCAATAGTCTCCACCTTCCACGACTGCTCGTGTCCCTGGGCATCCATGAAGGAGATAGAAGAGAAACCTTTGCCCTGGTTGTCTGCACCTGACAGATAGGAGCTGAACTTGCGAACCTCATCGCGGACGTAGCGAACCATGCACGACTCCTTGAAGTCTGTACCGATATCGATACCGTTATACTTCAGCAGTTCCATGCCCTTCGACTTGCGTCGCTTATTTTCTTCGCAGAGCTTGGTCATCTGGGTGCGCTTACTCTGGATCCAGGCGTTAGGAATAATGACATGCACCTTTGCAGCCAGCGAGTTTTTCAGAAAACTGTTGATGTATCGGGCAGTCTTGTTACTACCTTGGATATATGGACGAGCACCTTGGTGCGTCTCGTTGGCGCCATAGAATTCGTCTACTGATTTCTCTCTGTGATGAGAGATCGCAGCATAACGGTAGTTATCAACTTCATTAAAGCTGAACTTCGGATAAACCGAGTAACTCGATAAGCCATAGGCAAATCGACCTACCACAACCTGCTTGAAGTCTCCGTAGGAAATCAATTCGGAAGCAACATCCTGGCGGGTAGTTGCCAGTCTGCAGTAACGGTTCTCCATCGCCTCAAGCGCAGCCACCGGCTTGCCCATGCCTATTATCTTGCCTCGGGTGAAACGCCACTTCACGAAGAAGTCGCCAAAGTAATAGAAGTTCTTGATACAGGTCTTGCAGAACTCCTCGGCTGAAGGTATGCCGCGGGAACTCCAGGAGTCGAGCCATTCCATTACTTCAGGCTGTTCCTCGTACTTACGTACCAGCTTGCCATCTTCGATAGCCTGCTTGTAAACTGCAAGTCCATGACCATAGAGCATCTTGATCTCCTTGGAATAGAGACGAGGAAGAAGTCGGTTCTCCTTAATCTCCTTGGTCACTTCGTCGCATTGCTGGTTGTTGTGGCCACGCATCAACACCTGGTATCCCTGTATACCCAGATAATGATGCTGCTGCATCCAGAGCGTGCCACCGAACGGAGACTCCAGGAGTGGCGACTGGAAGAGCTGGTCTGCACCAAAGATGGAGTCGCCTTCACCTAGCTGGAAGGTGAAGGTATTGCCATCGGCAAGGTAGATGCCGGCGTTGCCATACATGTCTATTTCGTATTCTTTCATAACCAATTTATTTTGTGAAGTTTAAATCCGTCTTGAGGGAAACCCATGTACCTGATGAGAATCCGGTAACACATCTTCGGCTCTCCATCTTCGTCTGTATAGAGAAGATAGTTCTCTCCATCGATGGCGAAGCATTCTTTCGGCAACTGGGTGCGGTACTTGCAATGGCGCCGTACCTGAAGCTTTGCACTCGCCTCGCCTCTCTGCCTGGAGTAAGGAAAGAAAACCAGCGTGAACTCCCCATCGGGCAGCTTACTGATCTCTCTGGCCCATTGGAGTGCCGTGATACCATCCATGATGATGTTCTTACTTGTCTTGCTCATAATGATGCGAAGATAGAGAAAAATTATTGCCCTGCAAAAGACCGGCTGCACCCGTTCCCCGTCATATTTCCGAGAATCGTAAGGGCTGCACCTCTCTTTCCCTTCCCAGCGGTGCGTGCACGTTTGGGCGAGGTGATTTTGGGAGTTTTTCTCCCAGCCGGTCCGCTTGGGCTGATTATCAGCATTTTAGCATTTATACCCTTTCATTTTCCGTAAATTATTGATATGTCCGTGAAAATTATTACTGCAGAAATGCAGCATCATTCCGCGTTTATATCTCGAAATTGTCCGGTAAATCGGTAGGATATGTACTTAATTCCGCCTTCACGGCATCAGAATAAAGGCCGTAAAGTAGGTAAATCATCGCAGAAGGCAGCTGCGTGGTGAGTCCTGCCTGATTCTTCAGTTGCTGTTTCTTCTCTGAGCTCTTATCCAGTTCTATCTTGCCGTCCGTTTTCTTCAGAGGGGATATCATGATGGCAGAGCAGAGGTTCTTGCACTCATTTTCATCGATACGGATGATAGGCAGGAGCGGACTGCGTTCACCAAAAAGCATCTGGCAGAGCTTGAACTGCTGCCAATGGTAGATGGTAGGCGCATCTTCATTATAGAGTATCACCATAAAGCCATACGACTCCTGGGCTGCCTTCAGATTGAGCGAGTCGGTAGTTATCTGTTCCCGTTCCTCCCTGCGCTTGTTGCCGGCGCGGTCTGGATAGAGATAGATAGTCTTGTTGACGGCTGCGGATCCGAAGAACTGGTGTACCTCTGCCACGAGGTCGTTGTAATCCTTCGGAAGGAAGGCAAAAAACTCCTTGATGATGTCGAGTCGTCTGCCATAGTCCTTCTTCTGGGCTACGACGAGCGACTGGAAGTTGCCAGGGTCATATCCCATGTAGAGCGGTTCCTGAGGATCGTAATGGAGAAGATACTCTGCTGTAAGGATAAACCTGTCCTTCAGATTCAGACGAAGAATGGACTCATACTTATAGCTATCCTTGAACTGGTGCTTTGCGTGATCGTAGTTAATGAAGAACTTATTGGTTACCTCCTTGTGGCGGATGGCGCAGATAGCCGTTAGGAATTCGTCTATATCGAGAGTGTCCAACTGGGTTTTGAAGAACTTTGGCCCGAGGATATCCTTGTTACAGAAAGAAGATGCGCGGATATAGTAGATGGCATTACGCCTCATATCTGCCAGACGAGGTTTCCATCTCGCCACGAAGGCATTGAGCTTAACAGACTCAAGACGCATCTTCTCAAGGAGGACAGGGTCTTTTGAGTCTCGTTCCTGCTGCTTGAGCACGAACAGGCGGTAGAGACTTCTGTTAACTTCCAGGGCAACGGTTGCAATCTCCTCGATAAGTTTCGGGTTCACCTTCTTTTCGTAATCCTCAAACCAGTCATCTTCTCCGAGGTCGACGCGAGCCGTATCACTCACACCCGTAACGCCCTCATAATAAGCAGAACAGCGCACATTGGCTGGACCTCCACGTAAAGACGGGAACAGGCGGGTTTTGAGTTTTTCTCCACTATTATGTTTCATCTCCTCCACGAAGGCGTGCACGGCATTTCTACCGGCAACGGATTCCGGCTGGTCGCTTGATACGAGCTGAAGGTGAGCGCCATTGCGGAAGATCACGCTATGCTTGGCATACGCTATCGGGTATCGAGGTTTCCGGAAGTGGGAAGGCAGAGTGCTCTCTCCTACTACATAATCAATACCATATTCCAGCATGGAGCGCTGCTGTCCGTTCACTACTACCTGGCGCGAGAAGTATGCCTGTATGTTTGGCCAGACGTTGGTCATTAGCGCCACATACGTCTTGTGTACCAGGAAAGAAAGCTCTCCTGGCATATCGTTGGCAACACGTATCAGGCGAGGACCCGTCACACCTTCGGTCTTACCTCCGGCACGGGCAACCTCGGCAAAAAGCATGTTGGGGTCGATGATATTGGCAAGCAGCTGCATGTTGTTCATGTAGTAATGCTCGAATTCACCGAGGGTATTATCATTCAAAATCAGTTGGCTCATCGCTTAGATCCTCCACTATTTCCGCTTCTTGAATATCAGCATCACGAAGCAAACGTTTCTTTTCTGCACTCTCAATAGGCAAACCATCGATGAGAGATATATAAAAACCGCGGTTGTACTTACCGGCAATTTCCTTGAGGTTCTTTTTCTGAAAACCTAGCTCTTCTGGGGTAACCTCTGGAGTAATGAGGAACACAACTCCGAGATCTCTATCTGCCTCTGCCTGCTCAGACGCACGTCTGCGGCATTCCAGAGCCTGGTCCATGCAGGCCTTCTGCATCTTATAGTCTCGTTTGGCAGAGCAGAGCTTGGCAAGGTCCTCGTACTTGTTGGCAAAATCATTCTCCCAGACTTTTATGGCCACATTGCAATCTACATTAAAGTAAGATATTGCCTGATTGATGCGTGTCATGCAGGTGCGCACATCGAGGGTTATCTTTTGCAGCGAAGCAATGCGCTGCTTGAGCTGCCTTGCGCCACGGGTAATATTACGTTCATACTCGTAGATTTCGGCAGCCCATTGCAGTTGCTTCAGAAAGGTCTGCACGTCCTCTGGAATGCCTTTACCCTCACCTGTAGTCAGGAAGGTTGTAATGAGGTCCGGATGAACGCTCTCCAGTTTTTCTATCTCGCTTTTCATACGCCAAACAACTTCTTTCTAAGTTTCAGTTCTTCGCGATCCTGCATCCGCTCATTCAACAGTTTGATGGCATCGAGGTCGCCGTTTGCTGCCAACTCGGCTATCTTTTCGTCTGCCTCAAGTTGAGCCTGCTCTAGTACACCTCCGTTCTTCACAATCGAGACGCAGGTTTCCGCAATCTTCTTTAATTCCGTCTTATCCATCTTATCTATCTGATTTGTCTGATTTGTCACTATACTGCTCCATCACCATCTTGAACATACGTTCACGTTCCTGATGACGCTGGAGGTTCTCACGGTCGCTGGCACGTTTATCCTTGCGATCATCTCTTTTAATGTAGCTCTTGTAGCGCTTGATATTATCGAGCACGTTTTTATGCTTATGAAGAAACTCGGCAGGATCCTTCTTAAAGAGCTTTACGAGTTCATCGAATTCGGACTTTCCCTTCAGTAATGGATGCTTATACAGGAACTTGCCGGTATCGTTGTACGCCTTCAGCTCCTCGAATGCCTGAAGGTTACGGATGCGGAGTTCCGCCATGGCAGCCACATCATTCGCCTTCGGTTTCTTATCCAGGAGTTCGTCGAGTTTCTTCATCTTGCGCCATGTGTTGATGCGGTCGTTATAAATGACGGTCGCCATCTGCACGTCCTCGTTATAGAGGTTATCCCAATCTATGTTAGGATATTCCTCTTCCTTTTGAACTACTTTTTTTTTGAGTCCTCGCCATGGTCGGCTGCATCAGGCTGTTCTGGTTCCTGCTTGCTTTCACCTTCAGGAGTCTCTTTTTCGGTTGAAGTATTACTTGAACCATCTGCTGGTATCTGTTCTTCTTCAGCTGAAGTATTACTTGAACCATCATCAGGTATCTGCTCTTCTCCAGCTGAAGTATTACTTGAACCATCTTCCGGCCCCTGCTCTCCTTCGGTTGAAGTGTTACTTGAACCATCATCAGGTATCTGCTCATCTCCAGTTGAAGTATTACTTGAACCGCCTTCCGGTCTCTGTTCATCATTGGCTGGGGTGTCGTCAATATTTTCATTCAACTTCTCGAAATAGATTCGATGATCTACGATATCCGCTTCATCGCACTCATCCAAAAGGGCGTAGAGTATTTCGTCTGCATACCGTTTCGGATCACGGGCAAAACGAGTAAGTTTAGGATGGCGAGGGTTTACGTCCTCCAGGAGAGCAAGGTCGGCTTCAGCGTGCCCGGCTCCTCTGAGTTTATTGAATAATTGCAATTTTTCTCTTCTACTAATCATACCTTATATATATTATAAAAGGTGCGCCACCTCTTGTGGCGACACACCTTAAAAATTAACTAATAAACTAAATAAAATGAGAAACGCTAAGAAATCGTTGTCTTACCGGTTGAAGAACCTGAAGCTGTATTCTGCTTTGTACCTGCAGCCGTTGTGTCTGAATGAGCGACAGCCTCGGTAGCTGTCACACCAAGAGGATCCTCTGCATACAGACAAGGGAGGTCAACAGACGTACGTTTAAAGGTGAAGGTGGTATATCGGCCATCCTTATCGTCCTTGGTCTCTGTATTATTAAGGATCATAGGGCGCTCAGGTTCGCCGACAATATACCATTGGGTATCCTTCACATGCTTGAAGAGAATGATAAACTTACCACCAGCATACTGCTCGATGAAGTTATAGAGCTCCACACGAGTGCCACCCATGATAATTACCAGGTTATTCTCGCCGGATGTCGTAATATCTCCCTTCTCTGTCGTAGCTGTGAACGTAGGAATATCATGAGCATCGAAGAGATATGCCTTCAGGGTGTCGGCGGCAGCCGTCTTAAACGGCATCGCCTTGACCATGCGGTCTTTATCTGGCTGAGGAAAAGCCTTCGATAGATCAATTAATGTTGTAGGAACCAACACCACCTGGTAAGCAATGGCAGAACCATGGGTGTCTCGGTCTGTCACATCATCAATAGATGTCAGCGCAACGAACGAAGCCATAGAGACTCCTGTACCACCTACACCGAAGGTAGACGTAGGATCAACAAACATCTGCAGAAGTGAAACGATGCCGAGCAGCATAATGAGCGTCATGAAGAGAAGACGGCCCTTATGCTGGGCATAATGATAACCCTTGTTAGGGTTATAAGTACGAGAACGTACTGGAATATTGTTTTTCTTCATAATTTTTTCTGAAAATGTAGGCGAGGTACGCTGTACCTCACCTACGAGTTAACAATATATATATATAATAAGGACTAACGGCCACCAGGAACATTAGGCTGAACAGCCTTGTTAATGGTTCGCTTGCCACCTACGCGACGTTCGAGCTCACGGAACTTCTCGTCCTTACCGAGAATAACCATGATGTAGTCGCCAGCCTGGCTAGGAGTCCATTCTGTGGTAATGTTTGCAAACTTACCGCTCTTGGCGATGGTAAGCTGATGTTTAGTATCATCCTCACCTATCTCGATGCAGTAAGCTACGCCAGCCTTCGCATTCGTGATATCCTCGATAGCGGTTGCTGTAGTAGTAGCATCTGTAATCTGCCAGAAGCCGTTTGCACCGTTAATTTCTGCGCCGATGACAGTTGCAGGGAGGTTGGTAAAGATCTGCTGGAATTCGTAATCGTTGGCATCCATGGCAGCCTTATTGTCGAACTTGCGACCGGTAAAGGCTGCGCCACAACCTTCCTTCCAGGTACTCCAGGCACGAACCATCTCCATCTGCTCCTCCATCTTTACGGCGAACATCTCGCCAGGGAGGTTCTCTACGAACTGGATATTACCAGGAACGTCCATGAACATCCAGCAAGACTTGCCCTCGTATGGGAGCCACTTAATCTGAATGGTAGAGTCTGGAACGCGGTTCTTGTAGCCATTAGGACCAGTAAAGTCCTGATCCTTGCCGTAAGTCTCGCGACAGTTAGCAAGCCACCAGTCAATATGATTCTCGTTGAGGTAGAGAACATGGTTATCGATGGTCATACCCTCAGAGAGGTGAGTCTTGACATCGGTAATAAACTCCTTAACCGCATCCAGCATATTAGCTGAAGTATAAGTATTGTAGCTCTTATTGGCAAATGGCTTAATGCTGTAATCATGGATATAGCGAAGCAATGTGTACCAGATACCTGTACCCGCATTGAGGTAGCTTGATGCCTGACCAGCCTCTGGCTTAACATAAATACCACGCATACGACGCTGGTTCTGCTCGTCCTGAGCCTTCTTTAACAGGTTGAGAAGGCAGAACTCGACCATAGACCACTTGATAGGATCAGAGCCTTCCTTGTTGAGATAAGCGATATATTTACGCTCAAGTTCCTTCATTGGGCCGAACTTAACCTTAATCATAGCGTCATCAACATAGCCCATCTCGTTTTCGAGCTGCATGCCACCCTTGTAGATCTCACCTTCCTGGTAGCCCTGGGATACCTCATCGAAGAATGCGTTAAAGAGAATATCGCGATCCTGAACACCATATCGAACAGGGAAGAACTCTGTAAGATTACGAAGCTCAAGGATTCGGGCAATAAGCGCATCCTGGCGAAGGATGACGAACTGGTCACCCAGTCCTGCATTATCCACGCCTGAGTAATTGGTAGCAAACTGGCCAGAAGCGAGAGCTTTGACGTTACCGAGCTCGTTGCGTACCTGATGATACTTGTAGCGTTCCTGGAGTGATCTCGCGAACGCCATCGCTTCAGAACGGAATGCCTTGCCGTCTGTCTCCTCGTTAGGCATAGATGCTAAGGCTATCTCAGGATTAGCGACAATGCGGTTCCAGCGCTTTTTCATATCGAACATAGAATGCTCGATACCGAAAAGGTAGTTAGCATTTGTCTCAAAACCGTTAATAGGAATAGAAGGAGCAGTAACATGAGCAGCAGGTTTGTCATCTGCTGTACTATTAGCCATCTTCTTCATGTTCTCGGCGAGAGTGTTGACAGCTGTAGAGAGTTTCTCGAACGGTACGTTTTGACTGTTCTCGTTCTTCTTTCCTGCATCATCATCGTCGTCATCGCCTTCGCCACCTTTATTGTCGTCAGGATCATCATCCTTTGACTTGTTGGCCTTTGAGACAATGGCATAGAGCTCATTGATCTGCTTCTGATGCTCAGCCTGCTCGGCTGCACTATTCTCCGCAGCGAGGTCATCCATGAGAGTACTCTGGTACTCTTTCTGATACGCCTCGCAAAGAGCCTTGTACTCATCTGCGGTAAGGCTCTTATTCTCGAACTTCTTAGTAAAACCAAGACTCTCGAGAACTTTGTTTAACTTTGCTTTGAAATTCATAAATCAATCATTTAAATATTAAAACAACTTAGATCAAACAAAAATAATATATTAGCTAAATCCGTAAAGGCTTTGCGTCCCCATATAGGCCTCTCCCAGTTCTGCCACCTCTGCAATCGCCTCCAGTAAGGTGCGCTTACCATCGATGAGACCGACTTTTTCGGCTGGAGCGGTATACAGGCTCTCGCCCTGAAGCACCGGAGCATCATCATCCAGTTCTGCCAGTTTGCCACGCTGAGATTTCACTTCTGCCAGGAACTGTTCATTCATCGGATCAAGCACATTTTTGATGTAGTCTTCAGACTTACCGTCCTTCAGGTCCTCGAAAATCTTATTTTTCCGGCTAGAATTGGTAGCCTTCGCTACAATTTTCTTCAGCCCCAACTTCTCGAAGTATGGTTCAAAGTTCCAGAAGGAACACATAGTACCGATGCATCCAACGAAGTCATGATTCGTTGTGGCGTAAAGTTTCTGACCATGACAGCCGATGTAATAGGCCGCCGATGCGCAGTATTCTTCGTAGATGGCAATGATAGGTTTCTTGACGCTTCGCAGAGTCTCGCTCAATCGATCCATGTACCATGCCTCTCCTCCTGGAGAATTGATATGAAGGAGATGAGCGGATATCTGCGGGTTATTCTCAGCGGCAATAATATCCTGTTCCAGCTGTTTGGAAGAGAAATACCAGTAGCTGTTTGCTGTCGCAACTCCGAATACACGATGATATGCGATTGTACCATCATCCAGAGATGGCGAATCATATTCATCCGTGAGCTGCACACTTTTCGTTTCATCTCTCTGCGATACCTTGGAAGATATCGCTAACAGCGCTTCATGCGTCTCGTACTGATAATACGTATGAGTCTTGAGATACTCCCGGATCTCAGGAATACTCATCGCCTGTTCGGCTTTTTTCTGTTCGAAGCTTACCACCGTGCCATTCAACGGGAAAGCAGCCACCATCAGTTGACGGTAGGCATCCTCAGTAATCCATAGAGGTAGAGTGGAAAGCAGAAGGGTCTGTATTTCATCCATCTTGATTAAGTTTTCCGCAAAAGTATATATTTATAATAGGTATATAAAAGACCTTAAAACAATGGATTCGCAAGCATTTTGCACTTAACAATAAGCTTCGCCTTATTCAGATGTCTGACGAGCTGAACCTTCGCCGGTATTGTTTTTGTGCCTATTGCATACGTACGTGCGCCAGAAGGTCCAACACTTGCGAGCGTAACGATAGCGCTGCGAGGAACCTTTAGTTCGTTAAAAATGCTCTCGTCCGCTATATCGACAATAAATGTCTTACTACAATCCCAGTACACACCTCCATTTTCTTCTGTTATCGAAGGCTCGAATGTGAACGGATCGGTGCTGAGGACGATGCTTCTTTCCATCCCTCCGAGACAGGAAATCATTAAAAGACAGGAAAACTCTTTCATAATGTTAAATTTTAGAGTGATTATTGCTAATTTTTGAGTGACAGAAATTTGCACTCAGTATGTATTAAAAATAATTAAATACCCCGTTTTTTTTTGGTATTTTCGAGGTGTTTTCGGAAAAAGCCGTTGGCGGTAGCGATAAAAGTTCTTCAGGAGCGCATCGGGCGATATAGACCTCAGAGAGTATCTCCTGATGAAATTGTCTACCACATCCTGGTTCCGTAACGGCCTGCCCAGCTCTTCATTCTCAATCATGAGTCGGTGAAACTCGAAATTGAAGAGAAGTCGAATATGCTCTTCTATTTTTTTCGCCGCATTACTGGATAGATAATTGAAGTAAGCCGGATCCTTACCAGGATGTCCATCCATCCTTGAGCGCCGTGAAGGCAGATATATCTTGAGATTACAGTCTTCCATGACATCATGATGAGAGTCGGGCTTGGCCATACAATTCCACACCACATGATACAGATCTGTTGTGTATGGTATTTTTACTCCGCCTGTTTCTGGCTCAATTTCTAGCTTTTTCTGAATGTACTCAGCCAGATAGGGCTCAATTCTAACAGACGCTGTTCGTTTCGAGAGACGTTTTTTTCTTTCCATATCGTTTTTGCTTATTTTTGCTTCCTACCGTCCTACAATCCTACAAATTGTAGGCTTACGAATGCAAAGATACTACATTTCAGCGAGTTACGCAAATTTTATCAAACATATTTTTGTCCTACACACTCATTTTTTCGTTTTCTACTCATCCTACAATCCTACAAAATGGGGTATTCTGTAGGACGAAATCTCCAAAAGCGCCAAAATGTAAAAATTTCCTATTTCCTACAACGTCCTACAATCCTACAGCATTTCCTACAAAACCACAAAAACACAAAAATACACATAACATACTGATAATAAGATAAATAGATAATAATAATAGTTTGAAAAGAAATACATTTGTAGGATTGTAGGATTGTAGGAAGGCATTTTTCTGAAAATCATTTTCAAAACTTCGTTTTCTCGGTTATTTTTGAAATTTTAGGGGGTACGGGGGATTTTTCGCATCTGGAACACACATAAATGTAAAGAAATACCCACGCTCGCCCTCCCGGGTTTACGTGGGTAAAAATATGCAAAATTCAACTCAAATTTATGCGGAAAACTTTTGGTTTTCTCGAATATTTTTTGTATCTTTGTATCGTTAAATTGGGGTAGTCTACACCTTATATAAGGTAGTCTTCAGACTCCTATCAGAACGGTTTGTCCCCATTCTTACCTGCGTCAGTCTCGTCAAATGGTATGCTGCCAGGCTTGTATTGCTGGGTATTGATATCAGTATTAGCCTCCCCATTTACTCCTGGAGTACTCTGAGCGACGCTCTCGGCGGGGATCTCTCCTCGCCTGAAGTCGATATTATACATCTCCATGAACTTGTCATAGTCGATGATAATTGCACTTGTAGATGTAGAGCGCTCTTTACGCACTCTTACCATTGTTTCCTGGTCGTCCGGCTTGGCTACCTCAACGGTCTCCTCCCAGGCGAAGCGTCGAGATGGTACGGTTCCAACATATGATGGATGTGAGCGAAGATTCTGCTCAAGGGTAGATAATGTTGTATTCTCGCTGTTGTACCCACTCCTGTCATAAATGGAATAAACGCTACTGAGACGGAGGAACAGAACATGCGTACCAGGCTCGAAAGCGAACGTTTTCTTGTCTCCGTGCGAATCTTTACCCGTAACACTCTTAGGCTGCTCGATGAGCATTTCTCGGCCAACGAGCACCTGTTTGGTATCGATCATGTTGTTGACTGCATTGAAGAACATAGCGAGCTTGTCCGTGCTACGGATCAGAGATAGCTGGAACTTAATCTTCTCCTGCACAAGAGCAAAGAACTCCTCGTATGTAAACGGAAGTTTCAGATCCGAATATCGCTCCACCAGTTTAACCATTCCCAGGAACAAGGAAGCCGTCTTCATGAGTCGGTCCATCTCTCCGGAATTGATTACATCACTCTTGAGCTCGCTGTATGCCTCCTGCTTGAGCGCACGAAAATGGTCCATGACTGCAGGTCTGAGCGACAGCACTTCTAGTAATACGTTGGATAGCCCTATATTCTTCTCTATATTCTTGAGCTCCTCAAACAGCTTAGTCTCCTCCGGTGTCCTGTTCTTAGGCTTAGGAACCTCGCAAATGATGACGCGGCTCATCAGGGCATTATCATCTCGCTGTGGAGTTTCCTGGCCGCAGATAATAACTGGTGCGAACACCTTATCATTTTCGATATCCCTACCAGAGGTTCCTCGCCGTTTCTGCTTACCGTCACCATCATATACAATACCCTTCAGGGCTTGAAACTTGGTGTCTGAAATATCTTTGTTGTTGTACTCATCAAGAACAACCGGAACATCCCTGAATGTGCCCATGATGGTACTCATGGCCGCGTCAGTACCTGTATTGAGGTTAAATATCGGAATAGTCGGGCTTATAAACAGAGAACGGATTGATATTGCAATCTGAGTCTTACCTGAAGACATCGGGCCCATAAAGAACGGAGCCGTAAAGAGTCGGTCTAGGCAGTGAATATTACTTCTGAAGGCGCACATCAGCGCGAAAACTATCGCCCATTTACCATTATCATTGATTTTGTACACCTTATTCATTAACGATGCCCATTCTTCGAACGTGACCTGCTTGTTAACAGGTATATCTTCGTACACGAGCTGCGATATCAATTCGTACTTGTCAGATTGCCTTCCGGATCCGGCATATATAGTAGAGAAGGCAGGGAGATAGTAGTTCATATGATTATGGGTCACTACGCCTAACTCATTAACCTTCTCGAACACATATTTTCCACTTTCGTCTTCATGCGCTATACCGTTGGCGAAGGCGAAGAACTGCTCATCGGTCTTTCGACTCATTCCTTCAGACTGCTGATTGCCGTATGTTTGAATCTCTCGGCACTGAACGAAATGGCGGCTCATATACTCCTTGATACGCCTCCACTGCCACTCTTCGCCGTCCGTGAAATTCACACCTTCATAGTTGATAAGAACATCCTCGATAGTACTCATCTTTTTAAGAGAGCTCGATAGGACTTCAATATACAACGGCTTATCGAAATATCGGCGGTTAACCTTTAATACTCGCTTATTCTGCTCGAAATCCTCGTTGAAGATATGGAGCAGAGGAACCATATAAAAGTCTGCGACCTGCGAGAAGCCACGTCCATTCTTGTTTTGGAACATGTAACAGACCGGTATTCCCTGCTTATTCAGGCGAGGATAATACTTGCACTCGCGAAACATCTGGGCGTACTCGCCTTCCCTTGCATAGCTAGGAACCTCATCACCATCGAAGTCATCATCATACAGATCGTCTTTCAGGGCATTCGCCTTCATGACGTTCTTGCGCTTACTGACGAATGGCTTACGGATCTCGTCAAACTGACCCTTAGATAACCCCAACTTACTGCAGTAATGATTCTTGTTTACGGTGATGACAGTCTCTTCTGCGTAGCTTGTCAGCTCTATACACCTGGTAATGATCGGGACCTTGTCACCCAGGAATCCAGACAACAGATTCCCATGTATACGTATATAGAAGTCGATGAAGGATTCTACCTTATCCTCGTGCATAACTCTTATCTGCGAGATTCCCGCTTTGAACATTTCAGCCAGAGCGGAGAGGTAACTACTATCATCACCTGTCGTCGTATCTATACTGCAACCTTCTTCAGTTGTGGCTAGATAGCAGCAGATTCTGCGTAGGTTCTGAATATCGGTAGCAGACGGAGTACCAGCTATGTATACGATAGGATTATCACCATATGACTCCATGAAGGTATCGATAGATGATGTTACAATAGCAGGCTCATTATTCCTCAGATTATCCTTCAGATCGTCAAGTCCAAAAATACCCTGTTGCATATCTTCTTTCTTAATACTATCAACATTACGTCGGATATCCCGAACTTTATCTTCCAAGATTGTCATCTTTGTATCGAAGTCCTTAGTCATGCTCTTCATATACTCAAGACGAAGACCTGCGTCCTGAACACAAGCCACAAGATTAGATATTGTATTCATAGCTGCAGCTATGACAGCTTCATCCTTACAACCGCGAGGGACCAGCATTCTCTTCATTGCCTTCGGGAAGGCCTCGACAGCTTCTGCCAGTTTCTTCTTCGTTTCGTTCTTACAGAGCTGGCCGTAGCTGTCAGGATCGTACCCCTTCGGCAGACGGACGCACTTAACGCTTGCACCTGCATTCAGAAGCAACTCGCAATTCTTAACGGCTGCCTTCATTCCTGCGTCATCAGCATCGTATATCATGACAACAGACTGGGTGAAGCGCATGATGAGCCTTACCTGGTCATCGGTGAATGCGGTTCCTGATCCGCCGATAACGTTCTCGACCCCATATTTATGTAAAGTAATAACATCGAACTGACCCTCTACAAGATAAGCAAAACCCTCTTTCGCTATCGCCCTTTTCGCTTGGAATAGTCCGAAGATATGACGACCTTTTCTGAAAATCGGTGTCTCTCCGGTGTTGACATACTTGCCGACTTTATCGTTTGGAGTGACAATTCTTCCGGAAAACGCAACGACTCTTCCGGACACATCATAGAACGGAAACATCACACGATCTCGAAAGAAATCGTAGTATCTCCCGTCTTGAGACTCGCCTACGACTCCAACATCTTTCAATGTCTGCAGACTATACCCATTCTCCGAGAGATATTTCATCGCTACATTACCATTCGGAGCATAGCCAACTCCATATTCCGCAAGAACCTTATCTGTGTACTCATAACCGCGTTTTCGAAGGAAGCTCTCCGCTTGCGAGATATTACCCTGGTAGAACTTTGCGGCTGCAGCAATGGCAATACGGCGAGACTCAAGTAATTTGTATGCGGCATTTTCTTCCGGAGTAGACTCCTGCTCAGGGAACTCTACATCGGCAAGTTTGCAAGCTATTCGCAATGCTTCGTTAAAAGTTATCTGGTTGTATTTCTGCAGAAAGTCCAGAACGTCTCCATGCTCACCACACACGAAACAATGGTACGTCTGTCTAGCCTTATTAACCATCATCGAAGGATGACTATCATTATGGAACGGGCAGATACCTTTGTAGTTAATGCCCGCCTTCTGTAGATTAATATAGGCGCCTATTACATCAACAATATCAAGTTTACTCTTGACATCGCTAATGAAGTCTGAGTTGATTTTCATATTTCTTATTTTATTAGTCAAAAAGATTGAGCTGTAGAGAATCGAATGCTTCAGATATCGTAATATTGAAGTATGCTGCCACAGCTTTATACTCTTCTGGTTTTACGGCCTTACGGCCGAAGAAAATATCCCAGTATCTTACCTGGTTAATTCCAGTCTCCTTAAAAAAGAACTTGCTTGGATGAAAGTCTTCGAGATGTCGGAAGCGATACTCAAGCAACTTCTTCAGGCGATTTTCCTTAACAACTTGATGCTTATCGTCCAGCCTATGGCGAAGCGCATATAATCGAACGGCCATTACGGAACGATTGAGTTGCCGGGCCATATCCTCAAGGCTCATCCTTCCGTAATTCTCCACCAGGTATGAAATTTCGTTTTTGTTCCATTTCCTGTTACTCATAATCACATATTGGTCTATTAATATACTCGACGTATCTCTTTAACTTGAGACAGAATAAGCCATTAATGCAAGCTCTGCCATCTTTACAAATAACGCATTTATCAGCCATAAGCTATTTAGTTTTTATATGCTCCAGGTAATATGCTGCCACCTGTGCTAGCGATCTTAACTGAAGCTTAGCCTTAATATTCTCCCTGTGTCGTTGTACGGTTTTGACTGATATATAAAGACGGTCTGCGATCTCCTGAGCGCGCAATCCTTTAGATATAAGTTCTACTATATCTAACTCGCGATCAGTAAGCTTAGAGTTTAATTTAGGCTTGCAGACGACACCCTCCATTCTGCATTCGCCACGCAGCGGGCACTTGACCTCCTCAAAATGGAAGAAGCCGTCTGCATCGATATCAGGAGTATGAGCGTCATATTCGCCGAAGTTACATCTGCAGAACCTGGAGACAATATTGAACTCATATACCTTGCGATTCAATTCGCTAGCTGTATACTGATTACATAGAGCCTTAAAGGCTTGGGGATACCTAGTCTTAATTAGGTCTAGCATCTCCCCGATAACCTCGCGACTGTTATCTGTAAGTTCCTGGACAGGCTTGCCCAGTTGCTTGTACATTACATCACCCTCTGGGGTGTTATAAAACTCCACTGATTCCATACTCAATCCTCCGGAAAAAGTTCGCTCTCCTGCATACCTAGATACTCAGAGACAATTCCTCTGCATAGAGCGTTCGGCTTTGATTTGCCCTGAATCCATCTATAGACGGAATTATTAGATACCTTGCATTTCTCTGCAATCGCTTCCACGACCTTACAACGAGGGTATGGAAGACTTTTCATGTACTCACTAAAACCCATATTTTTTAAAATTTTTGTTTGAAATCATCATTATGTGCGATATTTTTTGTATATTTGCACCATGTGAATTATTAACACGCTGCAAATATATAACATTTCGGTGATACCGCCAAACATTTCACTGATTATTTTTATGTTTTTCAGCATTTTGTTTGAAATAACAGATTATGAGTATGGAAGAAGTAACAGAAACCATTAATGAGCGCGTAAATAGCATCATTGAGAAAGAGGGTCACACTATCGCTACATTCGCTAAGAAGATCGGTGTGCCATGGACCACAATTAAGAATATCGTATCTGGCAGAAATGCCCCTAGTTACGATATTATTGTGAAGATTATTAACGCCGTTGATTGGGTAGACGCTAATTACCTAATCATGGGAGAGGAACTAACGAAAGGCAATCAGGGAAACCTGTTGACAATCGTAGAAAGACAGAACAAGACTATCGAGAGCCAACAGAAGACTATCGATAGGCTTACCAAAAAGATGTTAGAAAACTAAGATTTTATTGCACCGTTTTGCGAAAAATGAGTCATTTTATCAAACATTTATTTTATTAAAATCATACAACTGTTTGAGTATCTGCAACTTGTTAGATTCGCAACTCGGTGCATTTTCGGTGTTATATATGTAAAAATCGGAAATACCCTAGTTGATTATCAGGCAGTTATAACGTATCGTGTCTGCATATAAAATCGGTTATTTTTTTCACAGCAAGATGATAGGATGCCTTCAAAGCTCCTTCACTTGTTGACAGCACCTTGCTCATCTCTGAATATTTCATATTATCATAATATTTTAGAGTGAAAACTGTGCGCTGTACATCG